TTTCGACCTGCTTGACCAATTTCTTCCCTGCGTTTGCGACATCTTCCGGACTATAACCTGGTGTAAGGGAGAATAGCTTCATCACTTCCTGAGGCGTATACTGACTAGCATCAAGATTGAGGTTTTCCATAATATACTAAGGACGGATGTTTTTTTAAGCATTTAAACACTACTCATCTTGTTATGGTAACAGATGGAAACAGCTATTGCTATAGAGGAGTTACAAGAATGCGAAATAGTTGCATTATTTACACAAACAGGTTTGGTATCATTGTTCAAATCTATGCGAGACGCGGCAACTCAGCTAAGAATATCCCATAGTACAATATCGAAAAAACTAAAGGGCACACATATAACTTGTGTTAAATCAGATGGTTATGACGTTGTGATCAGACGATTGTACAACAATCAAATGGTCGATGCTTAGCAGATTGGGTTTTATCTTCAAGGACGATCGGATTGGAAGATCTGATACCATGCATGATACCCTTATCGACTTTATCTGCAAAGAGCTTACTACACATTGTCGGGATCACTTGTTCCACCCCTTCTCCATTAAGGCTACTGATACTGACAAACGGCATGTTGTTGTCATTTGCATATTGCTCACCCTTTACTCTATCTATCACTCTTCGCTTGTCATTCTTACACTCTACAACGACGGCGGTTAAACCAACAGGGCAATCCTCCTGAAGAGTACGTTTCCACATGTCCAGATCGTCGAATGAGCACGCATCGGAACAGTCGTACATCAGCAAGGCACCCGCTGCACCTTTGAGATACGATCTAGTTATAGACATGAACTGTTCTTGACCCGCCGTGTCCCAGACGTGACATTTAATGCGCTTGCCATCTCCAGAGTCATCGAAAATCACACGGAGGTCGACACCAATGGTGGGTGCATACTTGGAAGAAAAATTGCCTTCAGACAACTTATGAATGAAACACGATTTTCCGACTCCATGGTTTCCCACAGCAACAAGTTTGAATAGGTAGTCATAGTTCATTACCATCTATTCAGAAATAATCTTTATTATGCTTAGCACTTACGTTTTTACGAGTCTCGGTGTTTCTCTACTATAGCGTCGCAGTGACAGCACCATGTTCTATGCTCAAACCCTGGGCATATGCAGGATACTTCGTCAGTTTCTTCGTCGAAGCGCGTAACGTATGTTACACCAGGTCTGCTTTTAGACGGACTAGTCATGACATGAAGTGTAGTTTTATCTGGAAGGACTGAAAGGTGAGACTCTTCTACGTCTGCTCCATCTGTCGTGATATTTCTTGCTTCTTTTGCATCTTTCATGTATATGTCCCCGAAATCATCTGCTTCAGAATCATCGTCATCGTCGTCGTCGTCGTCATCGTCATCAACCGACAAATCTTCGAGCCCCATCAATAACCTCATTATCTCCACGTTTCCTTTCTGTGACGCTACATGTAGGGGTGTATAACCATCCAGGGTTGCCAGATTCCTGTCTGCTCCCTGGTCCAGGAGCAGTTTTACCGCTTCCAAGTTTCCCGAGTAGCATGCGAATGTAAGAGGCGTGCATCCGGTCTTATCTGTAGTATGTTGGTTGAGATTCATGGTTTGCTTGAATTGGTGTATTTAAACCGAAACATTTCAATTTTCTGGGTTTACTTTTTCCCTTTACCGCAAGCTCCACATGGCTTGGCTCGTGCTAGATGGTCGAGACCCATAAAGGCACTCCCAGTGGCCTGCACAGGAGCAGCGTGGACCGGCTGTACTGAGTATATGTGTCTTGCTGGTTGTTGGGCAGTTCTTGTTGAAGTGAATACCATGGACATAGATGACGGCATAATACATAACGCAGATATTTTAATTCGGAAGACAGTCACATCCTGCAACCAAACCCAGAGACTGTGTCTTATTTCCTTGCACTGGAGGTGTTACCGCAGCTGTTGTTCTTACGATCTTACCCTTCTTCCTATTTAGGTACCTAGCATAGCTGTCGTGCTTAACGTCTACGCCCTTGCCAGGTGCAGATGTCTGGCCTGGGATGGCTCTAGTTCTTCGCCGCGGTATGTTGGCACTAGCTGGTACTATCCCAGCTACAGCACGATCACTTGCCTGGTTCCAATTTACATAGTTATTCGCTGCTATGGGCATGTTTTTGGAGCCTCCAACAACGTTAAGTGCAGCCAGATTCATCGTAAATAATGAAGACGGGACCCTTGCGGCGTTCCAGATCCTTCTCTGATTGGCCTTTGCTATTCCCTTCTTAACGGCTGCTACCTCTTCAGCCGTCGTAGAAGCAGTGAACCACCCACATGTTTGGCACTGTGCTGGCAATGGTTGAATATTAACTCCTGAGCAATCACAAGTTCCTGCTAGATAAGACATCTGTATAGTATTAACATACATTTTTATCACGCAAAATTGAAAGTCTACGACTTTGTTATCAGCATCCACCCTGTCAATTATGTCCAATTATCATTGCAAAACTTGTGGACGGAAATACGTGAGAAAGGTTTATCTGGACAGACATGAGGCAGGTTGTAGTCTCATGAGAAAAACCAAAGAGGAGAGACACGCCGAGATAGAGAAAAACAGCGACACTCCTAGCATGCCAAAGATGTACGACATGCTTCTCGCTTTAGCGAAGCGTAACCAAGAGCTAGAAGCAAAGGTAGATGAACTCTCTAAGTGGGCCGCTCTTAAGAAGAAAAGACTCCATATCGTCGAATGGCTTAACGAGCATTACGCCTCGGTTATCACGTTTGACCGGCATATGTCTGCGTGCGACGTGACCCCCAGTGACTACGACAGTGTCACCAAGTTCGATTATGTAGAGGGTGTCTCCGCTATATTACGCAGATGGTTCCCAGTCGATGAAGAGTCCTCGCTACCTATCAAGTCTTTTGACCAGAAAGACAGTACATTCTTTATCAAGACGGATGAAGGGTGGCGTAGTCTAGAAACCAGAGAACTATCGGGAATTATAAGCGACATCGGAAGAAGAGTCATGAATCACTTTGTGTCGTGGCAGGAGTCGAATAAGCATCGTATTACGACAGATGAGTACGCGTCTGAATATACAACGAAGCTACAGAAATCCCTTGGCACCAATTTCACACAGGAACAAGTTATATCCAGATTGAGACGGTCGTTATATAGGTACCTTAAAATGAACTTGAAGAGTGTGTATCAGTACGAGTTTACGTTTTGATTTAAACACAACAATGTAACTAGCTATTATGTTATTCGGTAGTCCATTTGCATGGGATATGTTTCAAGGATCGCTGCTATCCAACCTGTTCACTAACTCTCCAGTATTGCTTCCAGCTTGTTTCATACTAATGAAGATTTGGACGTTCTACACAGAATCCGATGCCGACTTCAGAAACTTTTTTCTTTCGAACGTAACCAACAAATCTGTTCCATCTGCGAAGATGGTCCTAACTGGTACGGTAACCCGGCGAGTCGGCTACTGGGACACAGTTAGGGCGTCATGCATCCCGAACGCGATGCTAGCTCTCTACGATATGGCTATTCATGACTGCCCCAATGACATCACACATATGGTTGAAGCATCCGATTCTAATAGCGCCCCTAACAATACCGATAACGTCGATGGACGATATCTTCTTGGCGACAACTCAGCGTTCCGCATACACAAGGATATTTTAATGTATACAACGCTGTCACATCATGTTTCTGATGGCAAAGACGGTAACGACACACGCACCGAGGACTACAAGGCAGTTATTTACTCGTATACCAAAACCTCTTGTGATCTGGCAAGTTTTATCGAAGATACAACCAACGCATGGCTCAAGCGGAGAGCTGATAGCAGGATGGACAAACTGTTTGTCTACAGACTCCGCTCTTTCGATGAAGATGATAGCCCTGTATGGACCGAGACAGAGTTCAAGTCTACGCGAAGATTTGATAACTACTATTTCAAGGACAAGAGTAAAACGATCGCATCAATTGACGATTTCCTCAACGGTGAAGAGGTTTACCATCGTGATGGAGATCCATACACTCTCGGTATTGGATTGAGTGGACCACCTGGTACAGGTAAAACGTCGTTTGTCAAGGCACTCACGAACTATACAAGACGTCACATAGTTGAGATCCCTTTGGAGAAGATCAGCAACGAAGAGCAGTTGATGAGTGCTTTCTTTTGTAAGAGATTCTCAAAACATTCAAATATCGACATCGGATTCGAGAACAAGATTATAGTGTTCGAAGATCTTGACTGTCAACTTGCATTAGATGAGCGACCCGATACTGAGGCCCACTTAGAGGCTATCCTCAAATCGGTTGGCAGTATTGATCGTGAAACGAAGAGCAAAGTTGTATCCACCGTTTCCACGAAACCAAAGGTTTCTCTTAGTGCTATGCTGAACTTACTTGATGGTATAAGAGAGAATAGTGGACGCATTACCATCGTAACAAGTAATCGTTATGACTCTCTTGACGAAGCTCTTACCAGGCCAGGTAGAATAGACCTTCGTATAGACATGGATGAGGCCGACAGCCACATCATAGCTGATATGTACGAACACAGGAAACGCTGCAAACTAACGGATGCCGAGAGATTCAAGCTTAAGCTTTTGAAGAAATCGCATGCTTGTGTTGTTTCGGCCATGAGAGCGACTTCTTCGTTCGATGACTTCGTTGAAGCTCTTAGTTAAAATCTTTTGATGATTTGTTTACATCATAAGATTATGTTATTGTTATGTCATTATGCGACTGGAAATGAAGGTTGCATGGCGATTCCACAGATTCCCGGGTCGTTACTGCTGTCAGACTTGAGGATCTTGACATAGCCCTTATCTCCCCATGAAGTACCCCAACTGTTTTTAACCAACCAGTAGGGAGTACCAGATTCTTCTCCATAACCAACTACTAGTACACCATGATCAAGCTTGGTACCACATTCGTCACTATCGAGTACTCCACTGGAGTAAAACTGGAAGTATCGCTTGTCTGCCTCGATAGCCACGGAGACTGGACAAACAGATACCGCTTCAGCCATGGCGACCTGGTCATTGGGCTCGACATCGTAGCACTTCTTGATGTGATAGTCGGTACCGCATGGTTGGCAGTCTCCCTTTGATGCGGTGTACTTGTACTCGGCATCGAGACACATACCGTTATCAATAGCGTAGTCAAACGCATTATCCATTAAGCCACCGTTGCATGCAAAGTTGCCATATTTGACAGAACAGTCTACAAGTTGCTGCTCAGATAGATCAACAAGATCGCCTGTAGCAATCTCGACTGCACCCTCCATAGCGCCCGCGGCCGAGAAACTCCAGCAGCTTCCACATTGCCCCTGATCCTTCACAGATGTAACTGCGCCCTTGGATCGCCAATCAACTGAGTCGGGTGCAGAAGAACCACCCGAGAACTTCTCGCAACCACGTGTGCGGCGAAGTGTATTATTCTCGCCATAAAAGCAACCATGATTAACCTTGCTAGCGAACTCGTCTGGAGTTAGATCGGCAAAATGATTGATAGCCATCTGCCATCTGCCCTCTTTGTTATGGTTTCGAATCAACTCGAAGTTGTTGGCGAATACGCGGAAGCGTTTCCACATTTCATCGCCGGTATAAGTCCTATTGTGGTCAAACATAAAGTCCTGGAATCTATTCCAATGTTCGCTTCCGGTGGTGGAAGCAAGAGCACTAGCGGCAGAAAGCGCGAGAACGAGTAGGAGTCCCTTCATATTATACTCCATCCTGCAGTATACTTTTTATGCTGTTTTCAACACAGTCTCTGTAAGCATACAAAATGTACCTACAACAATGCTTTCTCCGCGTTATCCCAATTCAATGTCGCGACTGAGGAAAGATCTCTAAGGACCTTGTCTTTTTGTTTGCGGGTGAGGTTATCGCTAGCTTTAGACGCCATGGAGACATACTTGTTCTGCAGTGTCTCCTTAGATGTCCAGTCTGGGTGTGCTTTAACAAACTCCGTTGGCCATTTCTTGCGGATGCCATGCTCTGCAGACTCAATAACCCGCTCCCCAGTGTCCTGTTCCCATCCATTATCCTTGTCTTTGACATACCATTCGTTTGAACTTGGGTCTGTGCAGTGGAAAGGGCGCTCGGTTATGGGCATAGGTTGAAGGTTCTTTATTACGACATTAGCAATCGCTCCTGGCTTAGAGTCATCAATGTCAGTTAGAGCCATCTTCAGGTCGTTAGCGAAATCTTGTATAGAGAGAGCCGAGGCACAATTGTCCGAGAGAAACAGATTTATGTTGAAGACCTTATCCTGGTACGTATGGTTATTTATTGTGTTATTGGTGGTTCCGGCAAGTGCTGCACCACTGCTGTCCATGAGAAGCTTGATTAGTTCAGAATTATGTTTGATGAGCGTGGACATATGTGTGTCATCAGCGACATTTTCTGACTTTTGACATCTTTTGCTATGTCGTTCGAAACTCTGACGATGTTTGTAGTGCTTGCCGCAATGACAACTATATCCTTCGCTGTGGTCTTCTAGCGTGCTCGTTTCTGCTCGTTTTTTGCAGCATTTTGCAGCATTATGTTTCTTCGTCTTAAGATGTCTTTGCCAATTTGCAAAACGTGACGTTGTATAGTCACACTTTTCACAACGGAAATTATCCTGCTCCTTTTTACTCGTTTTTTGCAGCATTTTGCAGCCTTAATATGCTGCAAGAAAAAGGAGCACAGATCTTTACGCAGTACTTTTTTTTCAGTCCTACATAGACTCCTTACATGATTTTGAAGAGGATTGACCTCTTTTACTTACAAGCGTCATGATAAACAGCATTTTTTTTCGCATTCTCATCCTTGATTTATAATACCCTTCTCAGACACTCAAAAAACCTCTACTCAAATTGAGAATGAAAACTTGGTTAAAAAGTACTGTTTACTTAGACGCCCCTACATAGACATCTATAGATATGGTACTTACTGTACTACATCTATCTAACCATATAAACTTCTCATCTCTGCATACGACCTAATTGTACCGTCCGGCCGTGTCATCATATGTTTCACTGCTTCCTTCTTACCTTGATCTGTCATAACATTCATTGCCTCCCTATTCTTTTCATCCATTAAGGGCTTTAACGTTTCAACCGCGCGCACTTGATCTACACTTAGCTTGTTATTATGCCTGCTTACAGGAACGACTTCCTTATCTTGGGTTTCCATTCCATTGATACAAGCGTTCGCCCTATACCCTTTGCTAGAAAATTGACCTAGGTAAATCAATTCGGACAATGAGCAACCTTAAAAGCTTTCAACTATGTCGAATCAAGACTGTCCAATCTGCCTGGAGACCATGACCACCCATGTAGGACTCCCAACATGCGATCACATGGTGTGTCGCAATTGCTGGCCAGAACTGCGCGATACACAATCAGCATGCCCTTTATGTAGAAAACCTTTCTCCACTCATCCAACATTTACAATAAACACAAACTACCATCGCGCTCGTCCTTCCGATGATGCGAAGGATGTCGTCATAATTCTCTTTGGTATATTAGCAATCATAGCATTGTCTAGCCTGATGTTTGTCAATGAAACATGTATGTGCCATTCTGGATTCCGACGTGGAGAGACGGTTATGGAGAAAAAACATTGGATGGGTGGTAGCACACTCATCACACGCCCGGATGCCTGCACCTATTGGTGCTAGTGCGTCATAGCCTCCCTTTGTGTGTGCTCTTCGCTACTCCGGTGCGTTTCTTCTCTCTCTGTCTGAATATTTCTTACACCGCATACAACTCTCATCTAACATGTAGATGCATCTATCACACATTATAACAAGACACACCAATGTTGAAACATATCCAATCTTCTGTCCCATGTGAAGACTAGAATTGACGCATAACGCTCTATAAATGCACAACAGTAGGAAGAATGCGATAAGCTGCATTCCTATCACCGGACCATTACATATACAACGAATTATATGTGATGTTCGAAATGGTATTAGTCTCATCGTCATTCAGTCTTGTGGTTAGGGTCACATGAAGCAAGACTGCAACGATTCAATTTTCGCGGGTATCCGATAGAAAAGGGGTTAACCTTTCTTTTTGTGGGGTTATTCTCTATGCTACCTACGATATGTTGTATTTTTCCTTGAAGTTTTCGGGGGTCATTAGTGGTACACCAAGCTTCCTGGCCTGGTCCGCCTTGCCAGTATCTTCATTGACATCTTTGACCAGTACCACGAACGTGTTTTTCGAAACGGAGCCGCTATTGCTAGCTCCCATTGCCTCGATAGCTTTGACCAGATCCTTATCTCTGAAACCAGTCATTACGATCTTTTTGCCAAACAGCTCGTGTTCCTTGTCTTTGATGGAAGCAGATTGTTGACTGTACACTAATTTGCTCTCTACTCCTGCGTCATATGCCCACGCTACGAACTCCGGTATTTTGTCGACGAACACACTTGCGCTCTTCTTAGCCATACCGCTCACTGCCCTAGCTCTGGTTTCCTTCTGAGCTGGTGTGTCATCGCTTACAAGGATATCTGGGTTTTCTTCCATGACAGCGGCCAGCTTCTTGGTTCCGAACCCTCTACCAAAGATATTGGTCGCATGCATTAGTTCTGGGAGGGTCGCAGCGACGATCTTGTCCTTTATGCCATCATGTAGTTTCTCGGCGGTAGTGGGTCCTAGCCCGTCGACCTCGACGAAATCTCCTTTAGACATCCTGATCACCGATGGGATGGTCTTGTATCCGGCCTCAACCAACTTCGAGACTGTTCCTGGACCCATACCATCTACCGAGATGCCCTTGAAGAATCCGAGAAGCACTTTCTCGGCGACTGTATCGTCTCCACTCTTGTCCTCGAGCTCTATGTCTACTTCAGTCTCATTCCATTTGTACGGTACATTAGGCATCATAGGCTTACTAGCTGGCTCAAGTACAGACACAATGTGTGGGATAACGTCGCCGGATCTGATGAGCTTGATTATAGCTCCAACGCCGATCTTGTTATCGACAATGAACTTAGCGTTGAATCCTGTAGCATACTCTATCTTTGCCCCACCCAATACGACCGGGTCTACTTGTACCCTCGGTTTCAGATAACCATCTTTGCTGGCGGTCCAGAGCACATCCACAACTTTGACTTCTGCAATCTGATCGCTTAGGACCATCTTGAATGCGAAGGCATGGTCTGGGTTACCCCTCGTGCGTGGGTACATTTTGTCGTTGGTACAGATCACTCCGTCGATCTCGTACTTATAATCCTGTCTCCATGCAACAAGTAGTTCCGACAGTAGCTCATTGCTTAGTTTGCTCTCTTTCAAGAACATGACCACCTCAATTGGCATCTCTGTGAGCGCCATCATCTGCTCAGAGGGTTTCATCTCAGGCTTGATCAGTTCATACGCAACGAAGTCAAGGTCGCGCATCTTCCCGGTATCGGCTTTCTTTTGGTTAACAACACCGGCCACGAAGTTTCTCGGGTTAGAGAACTCACTGGAGTATTTCTCATCGAACTTCTGTTTCGAGATAATGAACTCGCCTCGAATAACTAGTCCTGTAGCTGACGGTAGGCGGAGGAAAGGTATCATGTGGCTGACATCCTGGCCGACTGTCCCATTCCCTCTTGTGTAGAGCTTCGGTTCTTTACCTTCTGTACTGTAGAGGCCGCTTACACCATCGAGTTTGCATGACAAGACATATGGTCCTTGGTATTTCTCCGTCCATTTGGGGAGAACACCCGTATCTGGTTTTATTTTATCCATGCTCCACATTTCATAAGGGAGTTTAACCTTGCTTTTTGAGGCCTCGACAGCCGCAAGGACGTGTCCCTCCTTAGCAATAGCGTTCTTTGGAAACCTTTCCTGGGTGTATTCGCGGACAACGTCGTACTCACCGTCGGTCATTAAAGGAGTTTTGTTGTCATAGTATGCGTCGTTGGCGGCCTTGATCATTGTTTCTAGTTGTTTTTCTGTGAGTTTGACTAATGCAGACTTACCTTCCGCCTTGAAGGTTGTGATGAGTTCGTCTGCACTTTCCTTGCTCTTTTTAAGAGTTTTGTTTTTGGTCGTTTTAGCTTTCTTCTGTTTGTTTTTGTCCGAGCTAGGCTTCTCAGGCGAAGCTTCCTTCTGAGGTGAGGGATCCTTCTTGGCAAACACTTCCGCTTTGCCAACATCCTGCATGTCCATCATGACGATCTCGTCGACAACAGGGGAGTCTTTCTTGATAACGACGGATCTTCCGTCGATACGTTGGGCTGGGGTCTTGAACTCCATGCCGAGAAAGTCGAATATTGCTTTTTCGTCTGGGAAGTCGCCCTGGACTGCTTCTCCCTTTTTACCATCCACCATTTTATGCATGCCATGTTCATTGAGCGTATACCCAATGTCAAGTGCTCGCTGCCGTTGCATGGTGTTAAATGACTTGCTCCCAGTGAAGTATAGAATCGCGAACGCGTACTCTTTTGGACTAGTGTACATCAGGTCCACTCTGCGTGCAGGTTTGCCTGGCAGTCTGGCAATCGTGAGGCTCTTTGTTTTCCCTCTACTCAACACGTGTGTTACAACGTTGTCCTTTATCAAAGCATCAAGGAAGTCAGTGAATGCTTTATGGTTATTGTTGGTGTTTGTGATGATTATGTCGATATCGCCAGAAGATACTGCACCTCTCCTGAATGACCCAACAATTTCGAATAGAGAGCCCTCTGGAGTGCTGTCTTTGAAGATCTTGTCAAGGACGGTCTTGTATGTCTCGATTTCATCCCTCGGTATTCTCTTTTCGATATCATCAAAGAACTCAACACCCAGTTTCTGAGCCGCGGTGAGCTTATCCATATTTGCCTGAAGCTTTGCTATGGTGTCAATACCCTGGGCTGCAAACTCTTTTGCCTTTTTGGGTCCGATACCATAGACTCTAGTGAGTATGTTCACTGGGTCGTCTTTGTATTTTTCGATTGCGTTTAACTTACCTGTCTTCGTGTATTCTTCGAGCTTGGCCATAATGGTCTTACCCACCCCCTTTTGTCCTTCGAGCTGTTTTGGGTCGGTTATGTCATTTGGGTACATCATGATAGACTCTGCAGCGGTACGGTACGCTTTGGCTCTGAATGGCTCACCTTGCCTCATCATGATGTCCTCGAGCTGTGAAAGAACACTAACGTATTCTTCATTGAATGTCTTCATTGCATTTGTCTCGACCTTAGGCTTTAAACTCTGAACGATTTTCAACTTGCGCGATTTATTCTTAACTGATTTACTCATTTTCAACTTGAAAGTATTTGTATTTGCGTCTACTGCTTTATGGTCAGTTTTGTTCAATTTTCTAGAACCACTGGACGATCTCTTAAGTTTTGGAATGCTGTCCAGGGACTTGGATGACGATGACTTCGATTTTCTGGACCCCTTATATGATCTCTCTTGCAGTTTCAGCTTCTTGCCTATCTTCCTGCCTTTTTTTACGGTCTTGTTGTTCTTATTAGCACCAGAGTCGGGCATGTTTATAGTATAAGGGGACATAAACGTGGTCTTAAAATGTTCTAGTATAATAAGATGGATAATGTCGAAATAGATGGTGCTGTGGCATATAGCGTTTCAGCCGATGGTGTTCAAATGGATTCTGGATTTTATCAAGGCAACTACGACGGCGATACATTGAACATTGTTGGTACTGACCAAACAGGTATAGTTTTCGCTTCACTCTCAAATGAAGACATCATGGACATTCTAGCTAAACCTGCATCACGTGCCGGTATCGAAGAGAGAATTATGGATGACTATGGACCTGCAGAGATGAGACTAACAGAGATCGGAAGTGACAAACTATTAAGCAGGAAGGATTCCGAAAGCAAAAATGGGTCCAAGCGTAGAAAGAGACGAGCAAAGAGAAGAACGAAGAGGCGATCTCCAAAAACTCCCGGCTCACCAGTTGTAACTAGAACGCCGGTGGAGCATAGAAAAAGCAAATAATAGAATAAGATCGACACTGATTTGATGTATCTTATTCTATCTAACAGCTTGTTTGTACAGCAGATTTGATATTAGCGGTGAACTCTTCAGACTTCGATCTCTCGCGCAGATTCCTGCGGACTTTAAGTGATGTTGGCTTGTCAAGGAGCTTGAGATACTTGGGAGATGCATATAATAGGTCGCATGAGCAGTCGTCGCGGTAGACGCAATCGACATATGCCATTTTGCACTTTCGCACATCTTTGACAAACGCAATCACGTTATCTCCATCATTCTCGTCGAACATCACTACATGTATGCTCTCACTACGGGAGATTCTTCCGCCTACACCTTCTGCCTCGTAAGTTGAATAAAAGCAAGAACAATTGAACCGGTCTGCAAGACATGATAATTCGTCATGTCTCTTTGTGATGCCGGTCAGTTTGCGAATATCGAACGATAACTCTACTGCGTACCCCATTATACAATGTCTAAAGAGAAAAAATAGTAACGCATTTCCCCTCTAGACATGTAGAGAAGAAAATATCGCGATTTCTCGCCTACAAGATAATATAATTGGTATTATATATCGATGTCTTGGAGGCGAAATCAATGGGACCGACAACCTACTCTAAGTGGAAAGCATAACTTCTCAAACACTAAGGCGTCTTTCGCTGTCGGCGAAGTCGCGCAAGTGCTCAGCACCATGGATGCAAGCATTGGAACAATCACCGGTATACTCCCTCAAAGCGCCGTTCCTTCATTGGACCAGGGCGCAGAAGGGTTTACCGACGAACTACTGCAGATTAGAGCTCACTCTATCTCTCTTCGACAGAAGTCTGATGACCCAGATACATCATTTGATGTAGAGATAACACCCAATGGAGGTAGACTAAGAAACTTCGTTACCGAGAATAACACAGATCCTACACGGCCTGTACAGAACACTGCTCTATTCGGAAACGACATGTCCAATAGTCGCGCAATACTGTCAACATGCCCTCCTGACGCTTCTTCCGTGTCGTTCATAAACTCAGTTCTTGTAGATGTATGTGGAAACACGGTCGTGGGAGATGAGCTTAGTCGAACATACTACTCATCTAACGGCACCACGGCGCTTGGTAACTATAAGTTCAACGTCAGAGGGGCAAGCTATTTCTCTAACACAGACAACTGGTCGACAAACACTACATCAGACCCTTCCAGTGCCAACGCATCACAACCATACGCTATTTACTGCGATGGCAACTTAAGAGTCAATGGTACTCTTGCTGCTAACACCATATTGGAGAACCAGACAATTCAGACTACTAGTAATATTGAGTTGGGAGGGTCTGCATGGGTAATAGGAAGCACATACGATTCGAATTATCAGTGCGGTGTGACTCCTGCAAACGATACATCAAATGCAATTAACAATTCGTTTGACGCTAACGAACTTTACTGTGACAATAGTGGTGGTTCAGGCCAACTCTGGGTTCTCAATAACTCTTACTTCTTATCAAATGTAGATGTCTGTGGAAATCTAGTCGCAGGAGTCGGAATATCGTCGGAGAGCAATATCGGATATACTGACAGTAGACTTTTAGTACAACAAGAGCTCACTGATACGACTGATGCATCCGCTGCTCTTCTTATCCAAACGGCTCAATCAAAGAAAGCTGCCTTCGGCATACAATCAATGACGGATAATAGTGCATGGTACATGGGTTCAGACCCTAGTTATGGTTGGATTTCAACATCAAAAGACATTACTGATCAATCCAACGCGGCGATTTTAGTATGGAAAAACAACGATTCTGATGGTTCGAAAAACTGTGTAGGAGTTAACCCTGGTTCTGCCTCTGTTAACAAGCCTCTTGTGGTCGGATCAAATGCAAATGGTGAGTCGGCTAGTTTTGGTGGCATTCTTGAGATCGTAGATGGTAGCGGATCAACGTGGCAGTCCAATACATACGGTCAACCAGCCATCACGGTGATTAATCCATCTGCGGATGCATCATCTAACGTAAGCAGCACAATAGGGTTCCAGGAGGCACAGACAGACAATTCTTTCAACGGAGCCATATCACATGTCAAGCATGATGCTAGTGGAAACAAACAAAGCATTGTTTTGTCTAGTAGTGGTAGTGCCGGAAACAACTACAAAGACATCGCTTTCTTTATGAATAAGGATGGTTCTAACTGCATGAGTCTTGCAGGTGACCCGTCAAGCTCATACTATAACGCTTGGTTCCCCCAAGGAATCATTGGACAAGGAGACCAGCCATCTACTACAGACACTGACAGTCTTTCAGCGCGTCGTATTATGACTTTAACTAACAACCTACCCGATGGAAGCGGTGTAGCGGTCTTCGTGGGTGGTAAGGATGACGTGGCTCAGAAAAGTGCAGAGGTGTGGTATGGAACGACACAAGAGCCCTCTTCACTGCAATACTGTCCTTCGGCCAGACTCAACCTATTCGGAAACTCAAACAATGTCTCGGTCTTCGGTGACCTAGCTAAAAACAGTGTGGGTGTCGGATTTCGGACATCACCAGATCAGGCAGGTGCAACTAGTATATTCCAACATCCAGGGTCGCTTGTCGCTAATGCAGTCGATGCATGTGGCAATGTACCCGCATTGAGGGCTATCCGAAACGGGGCAACATTAGATGATGCCAGTTATGGGGAGTTGTTCACTATGGAACAGCTAGGACCTGATAGCAATGGTGGGAATAGAAAGATCGGATGGATGAACAATGTATCATTATCTGATAATAACGGTACCACAACTTCATACCAAATTGCCTCGACCGATACTGTACCACTAGTAGACATCACCACCAACAATAGTAGTTCCCCTGTGTTCACCGTGAACCAATCCGTCGGTGTCTCAAATGGTGTAGGTTCGATGAGCCAACCCATCTCAGGTGGATTCTATAACCAATGGTTAGGGAGATTCGTAGACACAAGCCTAAATCCAGCTGGATTAGTCGTCGATGCTAGCGGTCGCGTTGCACTAGGAGTTACTAGTCAATGGAGTGAATCGTCAACAGTAATTGATACCTCACTGTGTGGAATAAACAGTGTGAGTCTTAGCGACTACAGTGGCTATAACGTGGTCGTAGGATCAGGGACGGCAACCGGAAACCCAACATCTGTGTCAAACCAGAATGCATACCCAACACAGGACAACGGCCAAGTACGTCCTTTAATGGCGGTAGGTGGTTATCATACAGGGCGTTATGCATTGGTAAGTGATCCTTCCTACACGGTGGCAGACATATCATTTGTTAGTAATTCAATCACTAATCATTACAACGAATACCAGGTATGGGTTCAAGACGTGAGCAACGCGAATGTACAAACTGGAATTAATGTGCTTGATACATCGGGTGCTATACTTACAGTAGATACTTCAGATGGCTACACTAAGCCTCCTACAAACGGTACCATACCATTGCAAGTGTACGGAGGTTCTCAAAGCGGTATGGTGTTAGGGTCCTACTACAGCCAATCTGGGGCATCTATAACGTATGATGCTACTAACAAAACCATTAGCACTGGCATACTTGCCAATGACGCTAGTGGTATTCCAGTCGCGACAAATCCCATGGTACTTGACTCGGCTGGAATGGTTACATTAGCAGGAGGGTTATCTGCATCTGGTTCAATCAACACAACTGGAGGGATCCAATCGACCACCACTGTGTCCGGCGACAAGATGTACGTTACTGGCGATATAAGCGCCAATGAGCCATATCAGGTTGTAAACGTCAACTATCTACGGGCTTACGTAGACGAAACCATTGATTCAAATCCCGCAACAACTAACTATTGGGTTGTGGCGTCGAACTATGTTCAACTTGCAGATTCAGTTGATACATCTAACGTATCAATCCAGGGTACAATGAGTGCGCATACATTCTCCGCGACGTCTGACTTAAGAGCGAAAACAGAAGTCAAAGATATTGAGTCAGCTACTGAGACTGTTGGACAATTGAGAGGCGTTTCATATAAGATGAAAGATGACATTTCTGAGAGACTGAGATATGGGCTCATCGCGCAGGAGGTGGAAGAGGTTCTACCATCTCTTGTGCATGAGGTGGAAGAGGGACACAAAAGTGTGAATTATATCGATATGATCGGTATTCTTGTTGAGTCAGTGAAGGAGCTCTCTGCTCGTGTTAAGGAACTCGAAAGCAAACCAAATTAAAGGTCCATTGGTAGTAACAATACACTGACAATGGACGTACAGTTTTATTCTATCGACTTCAACATCGACGCGTTGGCAACTGAGACTAAAGAATTAAAAGAATCGTTAAACAGAGATGACTCATATGGAACAAGGAAGTGGATTGAAGACGACTCTGCGATAGGTAAATATGTGGCTGGTCTTAGATCTAAACTGGGGTTGAACGATGCCGAGTGCGAAATATGGCCACTGGGCGCACTCAAAGGGTATAATTTCCATTTCGACTGCGACGAGAGAAAGCGCATCGATGGTTGTATAGTCCATCCATTACTCAGTACGGTTACATATCTCTCTGATTCTCCAAGATCTCCAACAGTTATCACTGATGTTGACACTGAACAGTTAAAATATAAAGAGTTCGACGAAGGGAATAAACTCTGCATATCCCCATTCAGAAAAGGTACAATCGTTGCTTTCTGTCCAAAATATTATCATTCCGGGTATCGTGAAGAAGATACAGAGAGACTTCTACTTGCAGTTAATTTCTGGAGGAAATGTCCGGATTCGGTGCCTGTTATGGCGATACGAACGAATGCCAGTAGTTACTCTGATCCGGTTTTCATGGAATCAGACAACCCATCTGTAGAGTACAATAAATGCGTTTCATTCAATAATCTATCAAAGATATTCTGTCATGAAGGTTCGAGCGAGATCGAGTCACTATACAGCTGTACTGTCCCGAAAATATTTACTGGAGACAAGAAGCTGATGTGGAAGTCTCAAGAAGAAGATCGATTGAAATGTTCCGGTTCGGCCTTTATAGATAGCTTCGCCGAACTGAGCACAAATAAGATAACACACGCAAATCGATTCTTACAGAGATCAGTAACTCGAGATTTTGTCTCGGAGAGCCAATGCGACATTATAGTTCGTTCCGCAGAAGAGTATGGAATTAAACATGGCTGGACAAAGATGCGACATCAGAATTATCCCACAACAGATATTCCGCTGCAATGTTTACCACGTGAAATACAATCGATTGTTTTATCTCGGGGTGTTGACATCCTACAGCCGTTTATGGAGCTTTATCAACTTCCAGTCGACACTAAGCTAAATGTTCTAGAATCATTTGTTGTCAAATACACACCAAGCGAAGGTGGTCAAACATGTCTCGGTATGCATCATGATCAGACTCCACTCAGCTTCCAGATATCGCTTTCAGCTGAAAACGACTATGAAGGTGGTGGCACAGAATATTGTGACGGCATAGTGCTTAGGCCACCAAAAGGGGCAATCATCCATCAGTCTGGATTTGTTCATCATGCTGGACGGTCTATTACTAAAGGAACTAGGTATGTTCTAGTGGGATTTGTTGAAATGTTTCTAGTTTGACCCGTCGTCATATATGTAGATCACTTGTGCGATACCATTGTTTGCTTCGACCCTACTTTTTCCGTCGATTCTGTCGGCAGTTTTCGTTCCCTTTGCCGGATCCCATCCTCCATTCCCTGCCCAGTAAAGCGGATTATTATTGCTTTTTGATGTTCCCGCGTACTTCGTAGTCAACATAGTTAAATAATCCGAGGGTAGTGCGTTATAACTCGTCTCCGATAAAAAAACTGCACCATCATATTGAGAATTAAACTTCGATGAGGTGCCTCCGTTCGCGTCGCTTAACTGATAAGTAGTATTACTATAACCCCACGATCCTGTATTTCCTGGATTACCGTCATAACCTTTCTTGTTAGTGGATTTGCCACCTTCACCTCCATTTCCTCCGCCTCCTCCGGTTGCCTTGAATAGAGGCGTAGTGTCATACCCAATTTGTGTGGAACCTCCGCTGTTTCCATTATTTCCATCTGATCCCTTACCGTTCCCTTTGTTCGACTTGTTGTCGTTCCCTTTATTGCCGTTTGTCCCTGCACCACCTATAGTAACGTATATGTTGTTATAGTCGTTTCTGTCAAAGTTGGTACCGGGATCGCTCGTTTTGCCATTCACATTGATTCTAGTGCCTATCCATCCCCCTTGTCCACCTATTCCACCTATGCCTCCACGTCCCTCATTGGCGTTGTTCTGTCCGTTGTCCCAATTGGCGATGTTATTATGATTTCCTCCAGGACCACCACAGCCCCCTCCCGCGCCTACGATGTAAACTTCTACAGCGTTAGGGGGAGGGCTCACTCCATCAAATATCGCGTACTTACCTGGCGTTCTATAAGTGTGAAAACTGCGCATCATATTATTGCCTAAATCTTGCGAATTAGCACTAGAATCGCCTGAGAAACCAGGTGAAACGTTGTTTAATAAAAACCCTTCGGTTGGCACGATGTACTCCCCACATACACTCGTGTCAGGGTCGTTTACGCCCGAAAGTGAAATATCTGTTGTTCTGTAGAGTGTATTTGGTTGCTGGCCGAATGTTTCGATTGTATTAGAGGTGCTCGTCGTCGGAGGTGGTGTGGCCGAAAATACCTGACTGATTGGTGTATTGCCCCACATAAATCCGCTGCTCATGATATATATATTATATAGGGAGGATCTTTGCTTTAAAGCGACTGCAAGTCCTTATATAATGTCAGACTTTATAAGAGTATATGATGGTTCTCTGACAAAAGAGTTATGTGTTGAAATAATCGATAAGTTCGCGGACGATGATCACAAGTATGGTGGTGTTACTGCAGGGGGACATGAGAAATCTATAAAAGACTCTACTGACTTACAAGTGCGTAATGACGAGACGTGGTCGAGAATACGGCGGTGTCTAATGAGGGAGCTCGAGTTCCGTATACCAGAATATATAAGTTCTGTATCCGCTACATGTTGGAGTGAAGATCATACTCTATTGAAAGGAAAACTTTGCTTTGATACATTACAGATTCAAAAATACAGAAAAGGGGAGGGCAAGTATGTTTGTCATACGGATCAGTCATGTAGGACCGAGAATGGTACGAATCAGATGAGAGCGATCACCTATCTGTGGTATCTTAATAACGTAGAAAAAGGAGGTGAGACTGCAGTTCTTAGTAACATGAAGATACAGCCTTCAGCTGGTAGACTTCTTCTTTTTCCTGCTACGTGGACGTATCCTCACTGTGGGATGATGCCCGAATCTGGTGACAAGTATATTGTTACAGGATGGGTGTACCAAGCTGACACATGATTACCAGTCAAGAACTTTTGCTGCTGTAGGGCAACTATGTTTCAAATAGCAATTTGAACAGTCAGGGGTATATCCACAGACTTGTTGTCCATGATCAACAAATGATCTCGAAAAGTGTCCGACTTGGTTCTCTGGAACTAAGCTTTTGATTTTGTATTCGATGGTCTTATGGTCATCCTTCAGTTCAATGTATCCCCACCTCTTGAGTATTCTCTCTACATGTGTATCTATACCAAACTCAGGTGATTGATGTACCCACGCCATCGTTACGCTAGCTACATGTCTTCCTACACCAGCCATCTTTTGCAGTTCGTCTCTATCATTAGGGATGTTTCCGTTATGGTTTACCATTATCGTTTTGTTTGCTTTCAAGATGTAAGCGATTTTTTTACCGGCATGTCGTAGATCGTTCTTTTCCATCCATGCTTTCCATTCCTTTTGTAAGTCAATATCATTGTTCCACGATTCTAATGCTTCTGGTGTAGGATATTCTTCGAATAACCTATCAGTAACTCTCAACATAGCTGTCTCATGAGTATTACAGACTAACATGGTTGCTAGGAAACACCGCCAATTCCAATTAGTGGTAAACTTTTCTTCTTCAGGAAGTCCAAACCTGAATGCTCTGAACCGGTTGTATCTACCTGTGAGTGCGTCAGCAAGCATAGGAACTGACAGTGAACCGATGATTTCAGGCATCCTTGAATCAAGAGTGATTGCGTTGATATTTGTTAGCATTGTTTGTAGTGTTTCCCTGTCTGATTCAGAATATTCCTTAGAGCCAAAGAATCTCTCTAGACATGCTCCTATTAAATGAGCTGAACCACATTTTTCGTTGAAATGTATCCATTTACAATTGCGATGAGGATAGAATGTAATCACTCCTATTCTCATTTCGCCTTTTTCTATTTTTGATTTGCAATTTATGCACGTGCTCCTTGCTGTTTTCGCTACTTCTAAGCTCCACATCTTGGTTAGCTTCTTTTTTTTGACTAAGTTGTCTTTTTCCAAGACTATGGCCTCTTGCTTTCTCACCGGAAAGCTGTCAACAATTACTAATTTCTTAGACATTATTACTGTTGTTAAAGATATTGGTCGTCCCTTTGGGAAAAAGTATTTCAATTTTCTAGACCTAGGCCTTTCTTTCACCCCACACTTCCCTCACGCCTGAAAATTGAAGATCATTCTCTCCTCAGATGGATTTTAAACCTACAACAGCTAACATGGACACTCTACAGAAGCGTAACCCACATGAACGTGACGAACATATCCTATTCGATGAACCTAGTCACACCTATACGATCGATGGTGATTCCGACTATACATCTGTCACGACATGGAATCACTCTCACTTCAAAGAGTTTGATGCCGATGCCATCATCACAAACATGATGAACGGAAGAAACTGGACAAGAAGTAAGTATCATGGTATGACCAGAGAGGAGATAAAGGCCTCCTGGGACAAAAACAGAGACGAAGCAGCGAGCGCTGGCACAGCTATGCACCTTGATATTGAAAAATATTACAATGGCCTTCCTGTGGACAATGACTCGACTGAGTATAGCTACTTCAAGGAGTTCGAAAGTGATAACCCAGGACTGGTTCCTTACAGGACAGAGTGGACAGTCTGGGACAAAGAGCTCAAACTTGCTGGCTCAATAGATATGGTCTATGAGAACGACGACGGAACGCTCATGATATATGACTGGAAGCGCTCTAAGGGTATCGTTCGCAATAAACAGTTCGAGGAACATTCGCACGTGGATTGTATTTCGCACATTCCCGATACTAACTTCTGGCACTATGCTCTACAATTGAATACGTACAAGCGACTATTGGAGAAGAACTACGGTAAGAAGGTTACTGTTCTGCGTCTTGTATGCCTCCACCCTAACCAAAAGTCATATCAATTAATTGATGTGCCTGATCTTGAAGAAGAATTAGATGACCTATTCAAGCTCCGTGCAACTAACTTAAAAACCAAGTGACTATTCTACGTAATATAATGTATCCGTCTGCAGTTACCGCCATGTATATCGCTCAACCTCTTGACACTTTTTTTACCACATTCGGTATACTAGCTACAGGTGCTTTTCTAGGGTTTATCGTGGTAGCAGTCTTCGTCGGTACTACCGGTAGTGAAGAGGATGAGGTCACCTCTTTCGAACGGAAGTATTACGATGAGTTCACAGAAATGGAGGTCCAAGAACACACTGATGAGTTTCTGAAAGGGCTGTCCAATGTTTATATCAACGAAACGACGCCCAGCAATGGCGAAGTAATCATGTCCTATGACCATGATACCGAGTGCTGGCACTACTGGTGTGACGACAAGAACATCAAGTATCTTACACTCGAAGCCGTTGCACACAAGTATACAATCGATAACAACTGCAAAGCGGTATGTGTGGACTATAAGGGTGAGCTCGACAAAGCGATCGAAAAGGTACGGGAGCAAAAAAGAACCAACGAAGAGCTTGCCGAAGCTGAAGCCAAAGACGAAAGCAAAGAAAGTTTACCTGACGACGATAAGCCGAAGGATGTTTTCGCCAAGTTTAAAAGTTATAACACTGTGAACAAAGACACTGCCTCTGATAAGACGATGTTCTCGTTGGTACCAGATAAATCCAATCGGTACAAGAGGCGCGGACCGGTGAGTGAATGGCCTGGAAACCAAAAAACAGAGAGAGAGGAAAACGTCGGGCTTGAGGAGGAGAAGCCAAAGATGTCTGTCGCTGAGTTTCTACGTAAACGCAAACGATCACGTTCCGAAGAAACACTCGAAGGGGCGACACCCGAGTGAAATAATATGACTGTTTAGTATATCATGCAAAAAGCTGACATACGAAACTCTAAAAAGAGAGGGGGCAAAGTCTCTAATATAACTTCGAAAGACTCCCCCGGAGCTAAAATACTTGACATCGGTGAAAAAACTGCTGCTTTCGCTGCCGATAAGGCCGCTTCACTAGCTATTCCTGTGGTGGAAAAGGCCAGTACTATGCTACTTGGCGACCCGTCCATGCCACAAGGAGACCGCGTTAAGAAGTTAGTTGGCGTCCTTAAAGACGATGCTGCTATGGTGTCTGCTGTTGCGACCGATCCCGATGTTAAGAAACAGCTAGGAGACATATCCAAATCCGCCGGCGAGGCTGTCTCTACCATGATCGAGGTGGCGAAACCAGGACTTGAGGATGTCGAGGATGAGATGGCTGAAACATTAGAGGAGGTAGCAGAGAAAAGTGCCGTTGCTGGTATTAATACCGGGTTGAATGTGACAGAAGCGGTTGTCGCAGAGATACCAGTAGTAGGAGGGCTTCTGGATCTAGGACTCGCTGCTGGAAGGGCATTCACATCCGGTTCTGCTGCCGTTGCACCTTTAATTGAGAAATCAGGCGATATAGCAGCGACGGCCGTGGGGACAGCTACCAAAGCTATGGCTGCAACAGAGAAAAGCCAACAGGAAATGTCATCGGCTGTTGAAGGACTGAATCAAACTATGGAGAAAATCCAAGACAAAGCGCAACAGGCCGCGTCAGGAGGCAAGAAGAAGAAGGGTTCTGTCTCTAGACGCCGCCGCAGAAGCACCGTTAAACAGCAAAAAGCCGCTGCTAAACGCACATTGAAGAGAATAAAGAAGTCTATGCGAAGATTCTTCAGGACAGGCGCCAACACCAAAACCAAAAGACGAGGACGACGAGGAAGAGCCTAGGTGCTATTCTTTACGTCCCGTTCCTTCTTCCAGTTTATAAAGCCTATGCTTCTCTCTATATCGAACGATGACTCCAGATGATCTTGTGCTATGCTCAAAACCATGCGCTCCTGTTCCGACATGCTTGCGATATATGCTTCCTCATCTTTGGTGTACTTCTTGTCCGAGGTAGGCTTCTCCATTTATGATTGAATATGTTTATAATCTTCTAAACAGCTTCAATTTAACCTGTAATAAACGCGATTATCGGAAATGTCATTCTAACCTGTGAGTTGTTGAGCATGTTAGTTATTGAAGTGTCTACTGAATACGTGTTCATAGAACACCAGGTTATTATAGCAGCAAGATCGTCTAAGACTGCATATTCGGTTGTGTTATTCGGGTTCAAGAGAACATAGCCACAAGGTTCGTATCTTTCACACGCTCCAGGCTGCTCGAAAGGAGACAGTTTTTCAAAAGTAACTTTCTTTGTGATAGATGTCAATGCACCTGTAGGCGCTGGGGATACTGCGATGACCTTTGTATAGCACTGCCGCGCCGAATCGTAAAACGGTCTGGATGTAAGAGAAAACGATGCTGGCATATAGTTTAGTTTCGGAAAAAATTGAATCGGTTTTTACCTGTCAACTGATTCCAATACTAACATAATGACGATTTACAGATTTAAATTGACAGACGCGGTGGTGGAGGAAGTAACTGCATTCGCAAAGCTACATAGGTTTGACGATAAAGAAGATTATAAGGAATCATGGAAAAACTGGTGCAACGAAAACGCAGAGATTGTAGATGCCGAAAAGACTAGACTGAGTGACATCGGCTACACCGGAAATGTCGTGTCTAAGATGTATAAAGCCGGGAGATACTACTTCAGGACAAAGAATCTCGACGAAGACAAAGAAGCTAAGAAACGTCGCCATTACATTGGCATGGAACCTGACATCATCGATGCGATGGATACTCACATCCGTGTCGCCTCGAGAAATGAAGACTACACTCCTGCGATGGGCTATGACGAGTTCTGCAAGAACAATATTACGATCTTGCGCGATGAAGTCATACGAATGACCAAGGCGCATCGTGAAGCCAATGCAAAGCTTGTTTCGAATAAGTTCAAAAAAACATACAAAAACAGATACTACCTCTACTCAAAATCTACGCAATAGACCGCACCGAAACATAACAAACAAACTGAAAGTGCCACGCGCACATTTCTTATTTTATATGTGCTCAGTCTGTATATGTCGGAACTAATTAGCGAAGGAGGGTTTGGTTGTGTGTTTCATCCAATGATCGGATGTGACGGCCGATCCACAAAAGACGAGGCTTTCGTTACGAAGATTCAAATGAAAGACTTTAACTCTTCCAACGAAGCGGATGTTGGAGGCTTAGTCGCGGAGCTGCCCAGCTATCGATTATATTTTCTTCCAGCGGTCGAATCCTGTCCTATCAATGTAAGAAGCGTTGACTCTCCTGCATTAAGAGAATGTAATGTAATTACCAATGCTGCAGACACGTCTCAGTTCATTGCTATGAACATTCCTTATATGAATGGCGTTGACTTTGTCCAAGCCCTTCAAACCGGCTCTGCGAAACGAGCTGTTCTTACTATTGCGGAAACCTACCGCTATTTATTGACTGCAATCGCAAAACTACGCGCGGCGGAGGTCGTTCATATGGATTTGAAACTTGGCAACGTAGTGTTCACAAGAGAAACACTATCGCCCCGAGTTATTGACTTCGGTATTTCCATACCAGTCCAACGAATTACTCCGGAAAACATGACAGAATACTTCTACTCATACGAACCGACCTACTACATATGGGCTCCTGAGATTAATGTTATAGCGTACATACTTACAAGGACCAAGGTCGAATTAACCGAGACTGATGTTGAAAGGATTGCAACCGAGATCACTGCTGGTAGTAAGCCGCTTGAACAGATGTCAGATGAAATCAGAGAAAACTATCGAGATGCACTTATATCCCAGTTCAAGCAGTTCGTTGGCGTAGAGAGAAAAAAAGCTATTGATGAGTTGCTAAAGACGTGGACAACATGGGACACGTATTCGCTGAATGCTATGTATCTCCGAGTAATCGGATCTGTCTTCCAGAGCCAGGCACATGAGTCCGGTTTCATCGCTTTGATGAAAGATGTTTTCATGAAGGGTATCTCGGCTGATCCCAAGGAGCGTCCCGATCCGGAGTCCCTCGGCACGATGTTTATGGACATCTTCTTCATGGATGGTGACGTACAATCTTATCTCGATACCGCAAAAGAGTTCAAAGTCGATGAAGAACAGATTACGAGACGATTAAAGAACGATACGATATCTGTTAGACCATCTACAAAGTGATAGCGATTATTATGACAATGCGATATCACTTGTTTAGTTTTTGCGCTTGCGTGTTCCACCCTTTCTCTTCTTTCTTCCACCCTTAGAAGTCTTTCCACGCTTCCCTTTTCCTTTTCCTTTCGGCTTCGTCATCACTGCTTCGATCTTCGCTCTGCAATCCTGACACAAATCTACCATATCAAGCACATCTTGAGCGGTCTTCGGGTGCCTTGTATAGTGGGAATACGGTGTGCCCACGACGCCATCAGCATTGAAGTTCTGACGATGTCCATCACGGTTATAAAACTTGTCACCCTTATGTGTTACAAAGTCCTTGCGACCGGGTCTAGTTTTTGATGGGGCGCCCTTGTGACCAGGTTTAGGTTTAGAAGCCGTTCCAGGTGCAGCTTGACTAAACTCAGGGTCCGCCCCTGATTTCACGGCCGCCCAACGCTCTCCTGCAGCTTTTCCTACCTTCTTTACATCGAACTTTTCGCCAGCTGCCTGTGCATCAGCCTTTATCTTGGCTGAAACTTCGCTAAGGAGCTCCCTGTATGAAATAGCCTTTTTTGACATATCCTATATAGTATACAAATATTATTGACAAAATTGACATAGTATTGTCTCGCTACGAATGACTAACTAACTAACTCAAATGATTAGATTCTCAGAAAACCTCTATCTCTGTGACGAAGTATACTATACACTTATGCAATGCATGCTTGGTAAAGCGACATTGAAAGAATGCTTATATTGGACGCTTGAGCTCAGCTCTAGTGATGAAAATGCAGGCGAAGGACTAGTCACGATGTGTAAGCTTCTATACGGAGTAGGAAATCCAGGACTGGTCGAATACGTCACCCGGAAGGCAACGAAGTACGAGGATTCGAAAGACGAATTGCAACTATATGCTATTGTTCTCAACCTACGCCTGGCGGAATCAGACCCAATAGGTCACGCTTTCATATCGCTAAAACATATGGACACATGCGATGTCTCAAGAGTTTATAAAACCCCTGGATCGTTCGATGGGGTCAATAGTAATCATCAAGGGATGCTTAGGAGTATTGTTCATAGAGATCTACATAATGTGGCCGCCTACGACAGTATTTACGATGATTCGGGTATTGTCAGATCAATGGTGGATATACTCGCAAACAGCGTCGGTATTGAGAACATTTGTCACGATCTCGGAAATACTACATTCGATGACGCATGTGCGATTGCAAGATACTTCGCAATGGACAAACATATCAATGGACAGAAGAAACTGCGTGTTCGTCCTAGGCGTGAAGAGGTCGATGAAATGAAGCAATACTTATCGAATCCACAGTGTAAATACTGGGAAAGATTGAGCGCACTTAGACTATATCCTGTTCATGACTTTACTGGACCATGTAGTTACATGAGAGGGGTGTCGGAAGATTTGAGAAAGACATCATGGTACAGCTGGGAATACTATTGCTTTGAATCAAGACTCTGGAACAAGCGGTTTCTCGATCACGGCGCAACGCGTAATGAGGATAAGAAGTCAGTTGATTTCCCAGACGATGACGTTCTTGAGGCGTTCTACGAGTTATATTGTAGGGATTTTGACGAACAGCCGGCTAGCGTTCAAAACATGAGCATCAAAGATGTATTTAGAGTTGCATGTCCTTTCGAGTGGTATGAAAGAGCAACTGGCTTGGACTGTGCGTCATCGCTAGCTAGTCTTAGAATCTAGGTTATAATCCAATTATCTTCTTTGTTGACTATATAGATAGCATGGTATACACACCTACACCTACTCAATCCAAGCAAGATAAGGCTATGGTTGCTTTCATCGAAGCTCTTAACCAAAATCTTTGTTTATCTGAGCAAGCCTCTTCATGCGCCATACGTGGCGGATCGAGAACCAGAGGTAAAGGCACTACACGTGGGAGAAAAACTAGTAAAGGCAGCGACAGCGATGACTCTACTACTAGTAATGCTGATAGAAAGACTAAAAAAACCTCTAAAAAGGCTACACCTATTAGGGTGAAAGCGGCTAGGGAGTGTGAGGATGAAGAAGAATGGGAGCAGTATATGAATATCTCACGCGTGTTCATTATTACAGGTACTGTCGGTGCCGGAGCAATGGCGATGCTTGGAGTTTTCTCTGGTTACGCTGACAGTGTAATGGAGACCCTTGGATACGGTAATGTCGAGCGTACATGTGCCGCCGGAAACTACCTAGCAAATACTTATGCGGCGACTCTCGTGCCTGGAATGAAAACATGTGCACAGGTAACTCAGCAACAGGAGACCATGATGAAGGGTGTCTGGGCAGCAATTGTCGCTCTGGCAGCTGCATTCAAGCTCTCGGTCCCTACAAGCATATCCGAAACTCCGGGAGCCGCTATTACAGGATTCGCGAAAGTGTTGTGCCGATACTTCAAGGAACGCGAGCTTCATAATGAGCTTCTCCAGAACATTGCTAAAAACACAAAAGGTATCTCACAGGACGATGTCAACAGGGCTGTTGCCGAGGCCCTAGCGGCTCACCAATCCCAAGTCGTGGCTGGGCTCCAGCCAACTGCTTCTCCATCCCCAAAAGGCTCCCCACAAGATTCTCTGCGAAACATTAGTGTTGGCAGAAACGCCCAAAAAACCGACGCCACCGCAAGATCGCGTAGAAGAACAGGCATTCAGTCCGCACCAGTCGTGCAAGAGAGAACCGGGAATAAGTCAAGAACACCGACACCAACATCTCCCAATTATCCTCACACACTGCCCTCCACGCCCGGCAGCGACATGGAAGAGGGAGAAGAGAGTGAAGAGAGTGAGGAGGAAGAGAGTGACGAGGGAGGAGTTGCACATAAGAAGAAACAGACGCGCACAAAGAAATCACCTCCAAAGAAGCGTGCTACTAGACGTAGCAAAAGAGGAAAGTCAGGTGGTAAAAAGGCTAAAAAGCCGAAGCGCAAAACCAAAGCTAAACCCAAAAAGAAATCTCGCGGACATAAGAAGAGCCGCAAACAAAAGAAATAAACTGAATGTTTGATTATCGGAGTAATGTAACATAATCAAACCTTCTCATCTGCACCCTTTGTATAACCCAAATCTGATTCTGGAGAGAGAATCTTTCGCAGTATATCTCCACCACAGTCACCTGGAGGATTATGGTCTGGCGGTAAGCAGAACATACTTCGCGGCAAACAACCACTGAGAGAGTCGGAAAGGAAAAATCTAACCCAATATTTTCTCTCTAACTCGGCATTGGCTATCTCTTTGGAGAACATCTTTTCAATACAAGAAAATGCGGTGTTCAGGAAAAGGAGTGTGCTTATCAAACGCTTCTTGTCAGCGAACAACCTTGTTGATCTCTTCTCATCGTTTTTTGCGTCTGAGGTGGCAGCAACCCACTTCATATATCGTAACTCGTTTTTCACGTTTTTGAGTTCGTTGATCGTTTTCGTTTTGAAGTCATCAATCTTCTTTATAACAGCAAAAACGTTCGTTCCATAGATCAAAGGGTATCTATATCTCACTGACCTCGGAATGACAAACTGGTTTGTCTCTTTGATGTCTGCTATCTTTTCTTCGACCGACTTGACCAGCTCGCTCATTTTATCCGTGAGCTCCTTTTCAGCATCGATACGGGTCTTGCTCATTTGCTTTATCCTAGAAGCTAGACTCGATGCTACTTGGGTCGCGGCGCGGTCGTCGTCGTCGCTGGATGAATGAACACTATGTATCGCGTCTAGGTCGTCCCTGCCCCTCGCCACTTGTTGCGATACGTTCAATTTGGATAGTACCGGGTTACTGAAAAGCAACACCTGGCCTGATTGGAACTCAACCATGGTCTGCAGCTTATCATACTGGTGCGCAGATATTTTGTGCGCCTGAGATTTCGCGTCCAACTTCATGAAGTTGATAATCGAAAGAAGGAACGCAACGAAAGCCGATAGGGATGCTAGTACTACCTGTCCGTTCTCATCGCATTGAAATGGGCCTTGCACTACGGATACTAGTGCTGACACGAATATTGCCGGAAGCATCATTGAGTTTAAGAGATGACTTGTCTGACCTTGAGATTCCATGTAGATGATCTTATGTCCCTTAATGTAGCTTGCAACTACATCTAGCGCCGCTGAATAACGATGCACCATGTCGTTCTCATAGTTCAAAGACACGCGTTGCAGTACCTTATCGTGACTGAGTTTTCTGAATCTTTTTCTTCTCCTACTTACTCGAACCGCATCGGAAATATCGTAGGCTGCCGGTGTCCCGCTACTTGATTCTTCATCATCCTCTATTGAACTTTTCCCATCAAGAGAGATGAATCTTCCTTGCACGTCGTTCTCCGACTCTTTAATAGACAACTCGATTTCGTTCTCGTTACTCTCATGAGACATCTGAAATACCCTTATAGATTTATCTCTCCTGACTACAAATATGAGTCGATTATTGGTTAACCAAATAGGCATCCAGGTACATGATCCACAAGATGCAACCTATGAGGTGGTGGTGGTAGAGAAAGGCGATAGCGAGTGGAACTTCACAGTACAGCAAGTCAGGCAAGCAACTGCAACATTATGTGGTGGTAATGTTGAGGCAGGATTCGTTTCTGATTCACTCGTGGCCAATACAGACATCATATTACTTCTTAGATACAAAACGGCCAGAAGCGAACTGCTAATCGGATTCTGTATGCTTAATCTCATCTACAGCGAAGATGGATCAATAAAGGCTGTCTACGTAGATGTACTATGCGCTAATGCTAGCGATAGGGTGACTGGTGGTGTTACATTGCGACCTGGCCCAGGGACGATTCTACTCAATATGGCAGAGAAATATGCATATAGCATCGGTGCCATGGAAATGCAACTGTCATCTTTGGCCTATGTACTCGGTTACTACAGGAAACAAGGCTATAGCCATCTGAAAGACGGCGAAGAAGAAGCTATGATGATAACAGAAAGTTCGTCTGGCTTATCAAATACTAGATTTTCTGGTGACAACGAACTTGAGATAGCTTTCTTAATAGCATACGCGATGATCTATTCCGCTGGTATCGGAACCGATAAAGATAAACTCGACCGCTTGGTTGCCTCATTAAACGCTTATCTAGGAAACTCGGAGGATGTTCTTTTCGTGGCACAGGACGGAGACATATACGCGTATGATCGAAGTGATGGCAAGATTAACGACTACATGACAAAAATGGTATCGGACAGGGAACGTTTCGTCCCCCTTGTCAATCACATCGTAATGCTTACCAATGAAGGCTTCAACGTTGATCTAGGAAAAAGAGCCAATGCTAGAAGGCTTATAAGGAAAGACGACGACGGAGACTATGAAACTGCAACGTCATCTGGCTTCGAAATGGTGAAGAAATTACGAGGCGGTGCGTCGAATAATTTTAGCCACACTATTCATAGGATGCCTGGTAAAGGAGGTTCAAGATACACCCGCAAGCGTAGATCAGTCCCTTGGTCTGGATGGGCGAAGATAGCCCCTAAGCAAGGACGTGAGAGAGACACCATGAAGAAAAACTGTGGTAAGAAATGCTTTCTAGGTCCGAAGACAAGTTTCCCAATCTGTGCCAAAGGTACATGCCGTGTCAGCGACAAGGGGCTATGGGCTGCATACATTCGTGCGAAAGAATGGGGTAAGCCAAGAAGCTCCTATAAAGGACGTGGCTCTCCCAGACATCGCAGAGGAGTCTACACGAAAGCATCACGCGATGCAAAGCGCATGCTTGAGAAACGTGGCTATTCCGTGAAACGCGGTGGAAGCAAGGCCAAGACTGCCAAGAAATCGAAGAGCCACTGTAAGGGTAAGAAACCTTACGCTTGTGTTGCCACTACTGGATGCAAGATGGCTAAAGGTAAAAAGCGCTCTTTCTGTAGAACCAAGAAAAACAAGAAAGCTAGCAAATAAGTAACTCACTTATACAACGTTCACACGCTCGATGTATAAGTATTTTATTCCGAGCCAACTATAGCTTATGAATCGAAGAAAGGTCATGTACATATACAAAAACAGCCATTGTCCAAGACACGGTTGGTTGCAAGGATGCTTTATCTGTAGTAGCATAACAGGCAATTCGATAGACTACGAAATTACCCCTAATTTTGAAGACTTGAGATATGAAGTATACATCTGTCGATCGTGTGACAGAAAAAGGCTTGATAACACCCTTCTTGGCGAAGCATTCATTCGGCAAGTCGATGATTACATTACTCTAGCGACCGGTTGATCCAAACCCACCTTCTCCGCGCACCGTAGATGGTAACTCGCTTTCGATGTACTCCACGACCATTGGCGTTGAAATCTTCTCAAGAATCAATTGAGCGATTCTGTCACCTTTCGATACACTTAGTTTCTGTGATGAATGGTTAAAAATCACTACCCCTACATCCCCGCGATAGTCAGAATCTACCACGCCAGCGCCAATATCTGTGTGATTTTTCCACGAAAAACCGGACCTTGGGGCGATTCTGCCGTAGTGTCCCTCAGGAATCGCCACTGCGATGTTCGTTTTCGCAATACCTTTCCCGTTTCCATCAATCTCCAGGTCGTGTGCGGAGTATAGGTCGTAGCCGGCAGCCTCGGCTGAGCCTCTTGTTGGAATTGTTGCATCATTGCTTAGCTTCTTAACGCTGAGTTCCATTCTTATTGTCTTAGTAGAGGAGAATCCTTTATATAATTTCCTAGTAAGGGTTTTGGGAGAAGACATCTTCCGTTGTGCCAGCGCCACAGTTCATCCAGTCTGCTGGTAACAGTCCAGCATCGATGGCTTCTTGAGGTGTATAGTACTCAGTGAGACACCCGTTCCTGTTTAGAATCATTGGAAACGGCTTCTTGCATGCAGGGGTAGGTAGACAGTTGTTTTTGTAAAGTACTGTGTCAGTATATTCCCCTGAAGACATAGCGCCATCAGTTACATTCTTGGAGTATGTATTGTGAGACTTTTTACACTGTACGTCACACTGCCTTATCCCAGCGTCTGTCCTAATCTGATCGTCACAAACCGCCTCTACCTTGACCTTGTGAATATAATTGCTCTGCGAGTGTTCTAACGGGTTAAAACTTTTAACCCAGTTATAGCTTGGACATGACCCGTCTGGACATATCGTTATATTATGCACTCTGGAGGAGAGCAATCCACTTGTAGTCATCATGCTGGGATTGTTTGCGGTCGTCGCGGTCGCAGACGGCATTAGTCCGTTGCATAAAATGTGTTCTGCATAACCACCACATCTTCCACCATGCCCCCTGGGTAGACTCCCCGAATGCGGCGTGCGAACCGCTGAGTTATGACCGGTCGAGCCAGTATAGTAATGGTTGCGTGTACTGCCACGATTGGAGAATCCAGACTTACCCTTAGACAACTCTTTCGCTTTCTGTTTTCTTCTCATAAGCACAGTTGATGACATGTTATATACTCGTTGGAATATATGTTTAATCTATAATCTAGCCATATAGTAATGCCTTACAATCCATCAGTAGGTTTTGGTCCATCAAATGGAGGTGGTGCTGGAGTAGGCCGTCTTATCTTTACTAATACAGCCTCAAGTACATACGATAACAAGTATGTTGTCGGCGCAACAATTGGTGCTCAGTCGGTCGCGGTTAGACGCGCGTTGCAAAGGAGGGCTAGTAATGATGCGAACGGCAAACCATGCTGCATAAGCAGCAACTAATCAATCATGTATCGAATGTCTGATACCTTACATGATTGTTAATCATACCCTTGTGGAGCTGAATCCATGCATGTATTTCTAGCCAGAGCCGTAGCCTGGTACTCTTGCGATCCCATGATGTTTGTAGGGCGAGCATACGGAGTATACTGAAAGTATTTACCACCTATATAATAACCTGCAGCTTTGCAATTACCATCGCAATTCCATACGCCATTCGTCTCTTTTGGAGCGTAGCACTTAGCCATCTGCTGATTCACCTTGGTCTTCGTGTGACTGCTTGCGCTATTGTTAAGTGGAGAAGTATCCAGATAGTAATTTGTCGAGCACGAACTCTCGCAACCTGGATTGAAAACTGAGGTTGGATGTTCTACTCTTGAGAGATACACACCCTTCGAGGTCATTGTTGATTTACCCTCGGACGGGGTACTATTATCGCAACTATCGACAATGGATTGTTTATACGTACCACAGCAACCCCCATGTCCCACTGGAAGTGGTCCCTTGAACGGTGTATGTACCAATGTTCTACTTAGACTGGTCTGTCCAACTCTTCCCTGAACACGACTAGTGCCGCTACTGGAAAACCCGTTAGATGAGACTGGTTTGGAGTATCGTTCACGTTGACGTTTCGTATGCATATAGACTAGAGATAGAAATTAAATGTAAAGAAAACGTCTCTCTTCAGGCTTTTCTACAGTAGCTCGCTGCGCCGTCCAGTGTAGTTTTGTCGCATTTAAACTTTCTAGGTCATCCAACACTAGAGCTTCTAGTGCTGTTTTGCATAGGCAGTATGCACCAACGGAAATGTGGAACTTGGCAGGTAGCGTATCTGTGGCCTCGACTTCAGGCGCGGCGGTCCTGTGCTTCTGATATGGCCGATCAACAGTTATGATTGACTCCGACACCGGAAACAACTTGGCGTTACCGAATATATAGTCACCACTACTAGTTACCCGGATGTTTTCGATACCAAACGACACAGGTTGTTGTCCATCTACAGCCAGCATATGCAGTTGTCCACCAACCTGCAGCACCATCTTGACCGCTGCGTCGTAGCGGATCGGTAGTGTTAGCTCTGAACCATCTTCCCATGACTGCCCCTGAACGGCTGCCGCTTGTTGAAGTATTATGCGATTCATTGTATAGATAATAAGGTGATCTTTATTCCAAACAATTCACAGAAAAAGAATTGTTTGGTGCATTACGTCAATATACCTTTCTTTGCGGTTTAGGCACCCTGCTTGCTGAACATCTCCAAAACCATGGTTCTCTATATACCACGTTTACCGCCTCCCCATTTATAAGCCTACCTCTAATGAACTCTGCTGATTCGGTAGATGGCCATTCTACCAAGTGGACAAACACCCTGGAGAACGAGTCTTGGCTCGACCCCTGTCCCTTTCTATTGACTAAGTCAATTCTCTCAATATACCCCTTCCCTAGGAGCCTCTCAAATGTTGACTGTATCTCATCACGAGTCACGTCACTAAACACTCTCGGTATGCATATACTCGGAAATGTTTTATCTGTATCCATATTCTGCTTTAGTGTCATGTAAACACCAATCTCTTTTCAATTTTCCGTTTTTTCGGTGCCAGCGGACGGTCTCCTGTAAGGGTTCTCTGTATTAACGACTATACGTAGGGTAGCGACAAAATGGGTAGCTGTTAGGAGACATGCTTGCACAGATTGGATTACGCATTATCTTTTAACTCATTTGATCCTGAAATACCTTACAAGCCTATTAGGTTTTAGTAAGCGGTTTAAATATTAGGTGTCAAAATGACACAGACAACAACCAGACCGTATACAGCATGAACTTAGCAAAGAAAAACTCACGCTTCGGCGCTATGAAAGAGGAAAGAGGCAGGGGGACAGAAGATGGGACGACAAGTCGCAGCGGATCAAGAGGCAGACAAGACGGCCCTAGAGAAAACAACAGGTTCTCCCGTAGGCCGCAGACTTCTTATAGGAAAGAATCTGTAGTCCAAATGCCTACTAAGCCGCCTCCAGTTGACGACAAAGAATCATATCCTTCATTAGCTACCGAAAAGAAACCCGAACCCGAGCTACCTGTAACCGTCCCGGATAATGAGACCGTTAAATCTTCTTGGCTTTCCGCGGTCGAGGCACGGAAAGAAGAGGACACGATCAAACGACAAGATTCAGTGCCTGCTGGATGGGTGTCGATGACTCTCGATAAGAAGACCAGAAGAATCACTACAACACATGGCCCTCCCGTGCAGAGACCGGTTGGCTACATCGATTGGGAGGAGCGAGCTAGAATCGTCGACGCTCGTGAACAGATGGAGTATCTCGAGGAGAGAAATAGGCTTTATCGCGAGATGAACCCAGACATCGCTGACTGGTATGACCAACATCGTGATGAGTACGATCATTATGGGTCTGACGACGACGAAGATGATTGTGAATGGGAAGAAGAGGAATATACCAGCGATGATTAAGTGACAGCGTTAAATCATACGGTAAGTCTTCTATTCGTAGTTTAGTATGGCGCTGGTAGATCAAGACTTAGATACCTCCTGGATTAAAGAAATTGATGACAAAGAAAAACTCTACGATATCTTCTATCCGCAGGAGATGACCAATATAAAAGGACTCGCCGTAGTCGTCTCAAAAAACGGCGATATCATTAAGCTTAATCAACAACAACTACCTGTTTCTTCAGGATGGGTAGAAAAAGATTCAATCGTTCAATTCATGCACTCTGTTCGAAAACTAATCGGAAGAAACTTCCGTCTATCATCCATGTCCGCTTTCCATATTCGTTGTACTGCGGATGATGTAATTAGTGGCTACTTGGGTAATCCAAAGTTCGTACCCATTGATTCACTTGCAGACGTGGCATTCCCTTCTACTGTAGATACTTTTCATGATGTCGCTTCCTTGCTGATGATTTTTAGAGAGAGAAAACACAATTCGACAACAAAGAAAGTATACATATCGAACCATAAAAAAACAAGAAGGAGACGTTGACACATTTCTTAAAAGGTATAAAGCAATCATGAGAGTATTTCTAATCATGGCAGATCTAGTTACATCTCATTTAGACTCTTTATCATTCGGTGAAAATGGTACTCCTCAACATGCATGGTCTAGCTCTAAAAGCACATTTGAAGATTCGCTCGTCGCACTCGACTTCCAGTGTGTAAGGCAAGCCAGTTACGCAGATATATCCCTTTCCCCACCGGTTAAAGCATACGCCGATCTAGTGAAAAGTAACTATCATGACATTGATAAAGCCAATTACCTCATCTCATTTCTCGCGCGTGTCAGGGACATTCATGGCACCGGAAAAGGTGAGTACGCCCTCTTTCATAACATGATCCTCGCTTGGGATAATTGCCGCGATGCCGATCATTGTGTTGATATGGTCCGTATGTTGCTTACCTATGCGCTTACCGATTCTCTGGATGGTCACGGATACGGCAGTTGGAAGGATGCTAAGTATATTCTCAATGCTTGGAAACGTTTAAACGGTGTAGCACACTGGGAGTCTTCTCTAGTAGTTAGATCCATTGTCGAACTTGTTACGGCCTCGTTGATGGATGACAGTAGCTCAGTTATGCTGTGCAAATGGCTTCCCAGAGAGAAAAGCCGGAAGTTCGGTTGGCAGGCCACCATATTCGCCAGTCAGATCTTCCCTGACTGTTCTGATAAAGCTGCACTTACCAGGTACAGGAAGCTCATCGCTTCAACTAACGTTGCCTCCAACACTACACAAGTCCTGCAATGTGATGGGAGATGGAGCGATATTGACTTTAGTAAGGACGTCACTAGTATTACTATGCACAGACAGAGGCACGCTTTCGCTTGTAATGGATCCAACACCGACGCACACAACGACGCAGATCGTATGAAGTGTGCAGACAATTACAACGCGTATATCACTTCTTGTCTTTCAGGCAACTCGTCATATAAATCGTCACGTCTTGGACTCGACGTTCTATGTAGAGACTTCATTCGCAGCAGCGGGAAACAAGAATGGTTCTCGAGTGACGAAAGGAAATTACTTGACCTCGCATGGGCTCAGCAAAACCAAGAGTCATCCGGAACCGTTAACAATTGGGTTACCATGCTCGATACATCCAGCTCCATGGAATGGGAGAACTGCCCATTGTATGCGGCCATGGGTTTGGCCTTGCGCATCGCCGAACAGTCTATACTCGGACCTCGTGTTATGACTTTCGCCACACGCCCCTCGTGGATAGACTTAAGCACCGCCTCAACGTTCTGTGAACGCATGTCGATTATCAACTCTAAACGCGCTCTGTCTGGAACATCCACCAACTTCGCATCTGCACTTGAACTCATCGCAGAAGCATGCGTCGCACGGCAACTTACTCCCAGTGAAGTCGAGAGTCTCGTATTGTGTGTCCTTTCGGATATGCAGATCGATAATGCCGATACTTCTTTCGCAGGAACTATGGACGCCCGGATCAAGAAGACGTTCATGGAAGCCGGATTGCGCTCCATACATGCTGAAGCCTATCCTGCTCCGACGATAGTCTACTGGAACATGAGAACCACAACCGGTATGCCCTGTGCTGCGCAAGCTCAAGGGGTCATCACTGCATCAGGATATAGTCCGGCCATAATGGGACATTTCACAGGCGGTGATACCGCCAAACTCAGATCTATGACACCATGGACCCAGCTCGAACAACAACTGAATAGCTCTCGATACAGAGTTATGTGGAGCTAAATATTACATTAGAGTAATGTAATACGTAAATTGCATAAAACAAATTACGTATTCACCTATATACCTGCTAACTATGTCTGATTCTGATCTGCAATTACCACCATTGTTTCCACACTTATTCCCCGTTCAAGATACAAATACTACGTGTCCTGCTTTCATCTCCTCGTTGGAAACCGTTGATTACTCCGGGCCACCAGGAGAACGCTGTCCTATCACATTGACTGACTTCGACAAAGGTGTGCATGTTTGCATACTTCCGTGCTCTCACGTATTCGAACCGGAAGCAATCAAAAATTGGCTTTCTAACAAGTCATCTAGCTGTCCAGTCTGCAGAGAACAGTTCCCATCACGATCTCTTTCACAGTCTCCTATGTCTAGTTCCATCATAAATCATCCATTCGGCAGTTTGCTTACTCCTTCCGATCTACTAAGGGCTGTCTCCATTGTACACGAGGCCGATAACGATTCCCACGTAAATCAGGCTTTAGCTGCTCTTCCTGCGATCCAGCGGCAACTTTCTGAGCTTTATGAACCGACTCTTGTAGACTCTGGTATTCTTGACTAGATTGAAATGCTAGAGCTATGTCGAAATCAATACAATTTTTGCACTCACATGGTATCGAGAACATACAACCTGGATGGACCTCACATGACCACGTCCGTTGTTTTTTTAAAGCTTTGTCCATGGCTATACTTAACCATTAGTTTTGCTTTTTAGCCATGCAAGCTAGTAAACCTGATAAACATGATGTACTTGCTACCTCAACTACCTTATTCACGTTCAATTCTCCTCTCGATGCAGATACAATCAACTCGATTGTACCTTCTACACTCCCCGAGCTCAATGCGATCTCCAAAAACTCTTTCTCTTCACCTGCTGGCAGCTCCGATATTAGATCTCCGATCAGCCTGATAGCATAATCCTTCTGATCTGCTCCTTTCATAGGAGTGTCTTCGACTGCCTCTACTGTGTATCTAACTAAGACCGCAAGTGTTGACTTCTTGATCCCACATTCACTCATCTTTTCTCTTATGCCAGCTAGCACTTCGTCTTTTGCCGTCTCTACGAGTTCTACCCCCTCTTTCACCACATTATCTACCGCGTTCTCTACCGCGTTCTCTATCAACTCCCCTGCATCTTTGGTCTCACTTGAAACAAGCTCTTTCATTCCACCAATCACCGCGTCTTCTAACACAGCTTTTACCTCTTCCGATGCCAATATTACGGCATCTTCAACTCGTGTATCATGTTCAATTGACTCGTCTGCCAAAAGAGGGATGGTCGTCCCTTGCTTTTCTTCAGCCGTCTTAACTTCCTCAGACATGTTAACTTCCTCAGACATTTTGTACTATGATTAGCAAAAAAAATACCTTTTTCGTCCGCTCCTATTTATAGCTCTTCAGTATCCTCACTCTGTGATATTTCTCTTAGGACAGCACCTGCGGATGTCTCCCTCGACAAGTAAGGAGTAGTCAATCCAGGGCTCATGACGTAATTATCGTTACTTGCGACCGTCCCAGGCATGAGGTCTGACAGATCTGATGCATTGTAAGCCCGTTGAAGCCCTTGGGACACGTGTCTAGCAACTATATAGGCATATCCATTTGAGGAAGTAAGAGCCTTCTGTGCAACATGGATGTCATCGCATAGCCCAGAGATGAATCCATCATCGTCGCCCAGTTTCTCTTTGGCGCCGTTCAGCTCCTGCATCATGTCGTCCATCTCTTTCATCAGCACTCTAGTCGGACTATTATCTTCGACTTTGGTCTCGGTCTGAGGCTCGCGGTGTGGCGGAGCCGGAAGAGTCAATAACTTGTCATTGTCAGAGTCACTGTCTGAGTCATACAGCCTCGCTCTGGGGGGTCGTCTCATGCTGACACGACGAAGACCAAGGCAATTCTGTGCAGTATGCCAGTGGTCCCTTGCCTTTCTCAACAGACACAACGTCCTACTTCGGAGCTCATACAGTCTACATTCTCTATCCTCTTGTCCGATATCGGGCTCTTTCGGTGTGACTGTTAAGTCGCCGCCACCATGCCATTCGCCATCGCTGATGTAAATGTAGTTTAGAGACACGGTAATATCTTCGCTTAATTCGGTTTTTCTCAGCGACCAGTTGTATACTTTGCCAGAGCTTATCGTACCAATTTCTATCGTGTCTGACCAAACACATTTTATCGGATCGAAGATCTCTCCATTTGATACAGTGATGCTCCCTGATCGGCCTTTCTCGAAGATCACCTCGTGCACTACTTCTCCATAGCATACACCTGCTCCTTCGATACCTTCAACACAGTAGTAACTCCCACCACATTGAGAAGCCATAGACTCCAATAACTCCACGCTATGGTCTGAACCGTATCCCATGATTGCGTAAGTCACTGAGTCCATGCCTCCGATGCATCCTTCCAGCGCTGCAATGGATATTGATGACAACGACGCTATGATGGTATCATGACATGTCGTACCTTGCGTAACTTCTCCATCCGATAGCAACACGACCGCTGTTTTTGTATTCCCCTTCTTCAGCCTTTTATCTGCCGCCGTCATCAACGCCTTGTTTATGTCTGTCGCTCCTCCACTGCTTATTGAGGCGACCTTCGCCAACGCATCGCTGATATCCGTGTCTTTGTCTACTACCGTATCCCAATGTTCTACGGTATGGTCGAACATCAAGATATGTACGTGATGAACTGCGTCACGCTCCTTTGCATCCTTAAGGAAATATTCCATCATTTTCTTCATTGTGTGCTTGACTGTCTCTAACCTTGTCATCTTCGTGCCGACATCCATCGACCCAGACCTGTCTGTAATCAGGACCCAGTTGAACGATTTCATCGGAGGAGATACGTCGTCTTCTACCGCAAGGGTAAACAGCCCCACAGCTGCGTCGCTTTTCCCATCAAGATCAGCAGAGTTGTATAGAGTCTTGAGAGTCGTTTTCATTGCCATATTATGTTGTTTATGACAATGAATAATAAGTAACTATATTCAATTTTCCGCGCTATTCACGGTATCCTCTTCCATTACGGATCCAGCGACTTCTTTATAGTCCTCAAACCTGGTCAATATGTATTCTGATGCAGCGAAATAGTTATCGAAACGTGTGCAGTACGCTACAATCGAGTTTGGTAGAGGTATCACGACTTCTACATGTGTCTGCGTTGCACGAAGTTTGAACTCATCATATGCCGAGCCAGGTAGCTTAAATGTCACTCTGTCTCGCTCGTTCTCTACCAAATGCCAGGAATCCGCTATAAACGCCTCTGCAGCTTGGCTGAACCCTACGTTTTTCGTTAGACTTGTCCTGCTCGCGGCCTTGGATATGGTACTCATTCTCTACTGGGTTAGATACTCGGTCGCGCTTTAAGCGTTTTTCTTTCTAACCTGAAGATAACCGGATGGCCTTCATAAAAGGGTTTAGATCTACGAACGTCTTGAAAGCTTTCTTACTTAACGCTCTTACCTCAGCTACCATCTCCGTGCTTATCATAGAACTTCGCTTGTCACTCGACGAACAGTATGGTTGGTTTCACACCATAGACAACTATTGGTTTTCCGGAGGGATGGCTTTCATGACCAAACCTCAGAAAATGGTCGTGACGTTCATCATCGGATTCCTCGCGTCATTCACTGTTTACAACTTTTTCTATGTGCTCCTCAACTTCGGTGGTGGGATGCTTACACGGAGCAAGTCTCAGGTCAAATACCTTTAGTCAATCTTCTGCAAAAGTTTTCCAGAAAATTGAAATGGGTTATGTTGTTCGATTGTACAGCATCTAATAACCAACAAGCGTTCTACACTAAGTAACAAGAAAATGACAACAACTAACTTCGATGCACAAATGTCTCTGTACATTCCCCGTTGCGATGCCAGAGGCCTCCCGCTATCCTATGGAATGAATAAAGATGATCATGAAGCAGCTATCGCTGAATATATCGGCAAGCAGTTCCAGTATCAGAAGGTCGGGGAAATCGACCGGGTCGATGTAGTCGACAAGCTGACACCTAAAGGATTCAAGTACTATATCGCGTTCGTCCACTTCACACACTGGTACGATACGCCTGCGAACCGCAAACTTCAAGAAGACATCCTTGGAAACAGCCGAGCTGTCCTACAATACCACGAAAACTGGTTTTGGATTCTCAACAAAAACAAGAACCCTCTTAGTGCAACTGAGGTTGAACTGGCAAAGAAGCTTGCCCTGCAGGAAAAGGAAAACGACCGCTTGACAAAGGAGCTCGAGAACATGAAGACCGCCATCGCGGACCTCACTGATGCTACAGAAGACAAGGGACCAATGACCATTCAAGAACTCATGCTCGAGGAAGGCGAGGTCCAAGAGACATTCTCAGGTCTTGATGCCGCTGACCAACGCAGTCGTAGCATTATGCAGCCTCTCGCCACACCCTCTTCCGTCCAGCCTATCATTGGTTCAGCCTTCACTGGTCCACCCGGCCTCGTTAGACAAACTAATGAACCGGATGTTTGGGATATGCCATCATCGCGCGATGCCATCGGAACGTTCCAAGGAGGCAGATATGTCTGGGGCTCGTACATTAATGATAATGACGATGGTCCTCTTCATCTTCCACCAAGCGGGTCAGGCATTGACTTCAACTAAGGGGATAACAGCTACAAAAGGTAAGTAATATATAACTCAAAAAACAAAACAAAAAACGAAAAGCTTCGGCTTTTCTACTTTACTGGACAACTTGGTCTTAAAACGTTATTTCTCTTAGCTTCGCCATTATAACGGCTACTTGCTCATCGTCCATCGCAATTGAGTCAGGTGTATATAACATAAGAAGCGCTTCCAACGCGGGCTCCTTCGCGCTGTCCGGTATTGCCGATGACGATAGAGCTAATGCCACGAAGCACGCTACTAATCCCCATACATCTACACCCCTATGGTATGCTTCGTAGAAACTCTCTTTTCTCTCGGGCAAAACTTCTTCCGCTGTCTTGGACCAGTATTTGTTTTGCAAGTCTTCCTGGTATTGCGTCAAAACTGCTTCCGCGCTTTTCCCTTCTTTACCCTTACATGCTTCTCTCAAAAGATTAACTATCCAGTCTTTGTGTAACTTGGGTCCTTCATCTCCATCATCTCTCGCGTCTCGGACTTTATCCATTATGTTCTCCCACCTAGGCATATCCATGACCCCGTCAGAGCCGACCATCATCGGACCCGATGTAGGTGCGTTCCACTGGACGTAGCCTGGTATGATCCGTTTGTCACTGGTGGGAAGCAATGTATCTCTATACGGGCTTTTTCTTACTAGACCGAGACCCCAGTCTACGATCCTTACTCCGTCATCATTGACGACCACATTATCGAGTTTCAGGTCTTTGTGATACACCCCTTTTTTGTTAAGAGGGAGCAATCCGTTTTCGAATGTTTCAATTAGGTTTTGTTTAAAGCTATTCAGTGCGGCCATGTCGTTTCGTTTAATGGCGGCGGCTGTGAATACATTACCAGCTATTCCACCATACGGCATGTGCAACACCCTGTATTTATCAGGCTGTTCGATCGCGCTTCTTATGATTCCTAGTGCGCTGCCTAGTGATTGGTCCGCATATGCTTGGACACTTTGTTTTGATACTTCTTCCTTGCTTATCATACAAGGAGGACCAACTGGGAAGGTGAAATACCTCACCGCAGCCTCTTTTCCTATGGTTGCTCGAGCTATTGCTGACACCTCTTTGGTTTCACTGTACTCCTCCTCAGCGTCTTCAGTACTCAGAAGTTTCGATACGAGCCCTACATCGGCACCATCTTCTGCATCTCGACATGGGATTGCTGGGTAGTTTACTACCCCATAAGTTCCTCTTCCTATTATCGCTCCTCCTCTCATTTATCGTATATAGAGAAGCCATATTTTGTTTTCGTGTGCATACATCACTAGCACACGGAAGCTCGTGCTTGGGACGGCTCGCTCATTCGCTCACCTCCATCAACTGGAATCTATCTGACCGACGTTAGTGTCGTTCAGTGTTATTATCTATTTATAAGCTGTATGATTCCTAGCAGGGATCGTAATGTACACCTTACTGGCGTACCTTCGTTATTATGGTTTTAAGCTGCATGATCCCTTCGTGGCTTCGGGCCACAATACTCTTAGTCGATTCGCCTTTAAGTCTATTTCAAGCTTGCGTAACAACTAAAAAATAGCATCGTATAAATCGCACCTACACATAACCCTGCCATAACCTGCTCTTTTGTGTGCTTCTTATACGCCAGTCTCTGCCATATTGTTGTTACCGACTGAATACCGGTAACTCCTGCAAGAACTGTCCTGCTTCCCGACAGCATGACGAATGTAAATGCCGATGCTACCATCTGGGCGTGTCCCGAAGGCATCCCCTTTGATCCGCTGTCTATCACCTCTTCTATCATGTTTATGTGCTCACCTCCGGATGGTCTCTCTTCGTTGATCACTTCTTTCAGCAAGGTATTTAGTGCGATACTCATAGGCTGCCAAAGTAGTAACCAAATTATCCGGGTGGTGGACGCACCATCGTATACCTCCTCTACGACTATCACGCATAAAATCATGGCCGGCCCGAAGGATCCTATGTATCCAACTATCTCTCGACCTACCATTAGAAAAAGGAAACATTATATTCCTTCCTCCTCCACACGTGCTGTTATATTTCGTGCTCCGTCTCAACTAAGTGTAGTAGCTGTTTTATCATCCCGCCTCCAATGCACTCCGAAATCTCTGCTTCCCTCTTTGTTACTTTGTTCTCCTTGATAAATTGCTGTATGGTGTTGTGTTCCATCGCCATATTCACGAATCTGTACGCACTATCCTTGCATATGCCATACTTCTGCAATGCCGTTTGTAATGACGGTTCTTGCGGTCTGGAAGCATGAACATGTCGGCACGTAGGACATGTGTTCGCTTTTCTCATCCACAGAATGAAACACTCTGTGCATGTCTTCTGGCTGCAACACGACAAGTTCACGAAGCTATCTCCAGATGCTATTGTTTCCTGACAGATTGTGCAAGTTGATTCCATTTTCGAATGTTAACAGGTCGTATTGTTTTAATTGACTGTAAGTATTGGAGGAAATACGTTTCAATTTTTAGATCGTGTTGAAAATCATGTAACATATCACTAGATTCACCACTATCGTGGCCCATCCCATCCACACATTCACTTGCTCTACCCGATGGATCTCATGTGCCCTCTTCATATCACAATCTTCTGACTTCATACACTCTCCTAGCGCTCTGTCTAGTCGAGATTTATATGGTACTATCGCCACCAAAATGTAAAAGACGCTTATCACTAGAAGAGCTACCGCGGTGAATGCAGCAAAGTGCTTATCTGCTCTGATTGACTTCTGCCTTGTCAGATGGAAAAACAGCATCCCTGTTGTCAAAGCAAAATACGACATATTCATCCATGACGCATACACCGCCTCTGGCGAAAATACGTCGTCCATATTCATTCTACCACTAGTGAGGATCGCATCGGCTACCGCAGCTCCTGGCATTTTTGTTATATCTGACGATTGTTTTTTAAGATACTGAGTCTGTTTCGTCCATCTCCATATCCATCTCGTCTTCACTTGAAAAGTCGATGTTATCCAGGTTAAACTGGTTCTCATCTTCATAAACTTCCATCGACATGAACGCAAACATCATTACTGCCGGATGGATATGCATCACGATCAATGGTGGAGGTATGTTAGACAATGTATCATTAGCGTAGATATATTGGGACAGCTCCCTTCTACACATTGCACACCTAGTCCTGTTATCACCCTGCATCTCCCCTATTTGGCGCTCAAAACAGCCCGTATGAAACGTATGTCCACATGGCGTATGATACACCGGTGATTCCGCTAGATCACTCATACATATTGCGCACTGATCCGGCAGTCTACATACCTCCTCTGTCACGATTGTTTGCTGTTCTATAGCTCTTTTTCGATGTACATAAGCTGAACGAGTTAGCATAGCTTATTACTACATACGATATAGCGTTTATGTCCAGAACGCATGCAGAAAATTGAATTACTTTTCCCTCCTCGCTATAGATGTATCCTAAAATAGCTAAAAACTTCTAGTTATCAAATCTACTACACAACAATGAACTGTCGCAGCACTATCAGCAACACTTGCAGCTCCGCCGGACGATCCAAGAAGGGTCCGTTCTGTACTGTATGCCACAATGCAGGTGAGCCCAGAGAGGTATATACCTCCCACTACGTACGCGATGTACCTGGCCCGCAAGGGAAAGTTGTATGCCCTAAGTTGCTATCTACGGAATGCAACTACTGCCATAAGAAGGGTCATACTCCTTCTTATTGCGGAGAAATCGCGCTCAGAAACAAACGCATTCGCGAGGTGCAGCTCAAGGAAAGACAAGCCGGCCGCTCTTGGAACGCAGCACAACGTCTTCGAAGACGTGTGGAGGAAGCTGAATCTTCCGGGCGCAGCAAGAAAGCTTCTGGGCCTGTCGCACTCCCTCCCAACGCGTTCTCCGCTCTCATGTCTGACAGTGACGACGAAGAAGAACAAGTGGTGACACAAGGTCCTACGCCTGTCGCTACCAAGGACCTCAACGCCAAGGAGGTCTTCATGCCGAAAGGTTTGTGGGCTACCATCGCTTCTGCCGATTGGAAACCTACACCTATCGCCAAGAAGGAACCTTTGCCTCCAATCTCCTTCGCGAAGAAAATGCCGACAACTAGTTGGGCCGACATGATGTCTGATTCTGACTCTGACGAAGAAGACAGCGGGGAAAAATGGGGCTCCCGACGCGGTCAACTTAATTTGAAGTGGGGTGAGGAGGAAGACTGGGACTGGTAATCTACACCATCACTACTACAGGTAAGAGTCATAAAAATCACAAATAAATAAACAGAAAAACCAAACAGAAAAAGTAGGACTTCGGTCCATTTTCTTTCTTCGGTGTTGCCGTGCCTTCTCCACAACTGAGCGCCTCCTGTTAGCAGCATTACTACACCTATCGTCACGATCTTTTCCCTTAGCAATCCTACTGATACAGCTTCACCGGAAAAGTACACGTAAGGCCATAAAAGAATACTCCATACACTTGTCCACGTCTTATCATTCAACAACTCCCTCTCCATGCGCGTCATGAAGCATCCATCGAATACCAGGTGAAGCGACGCTATACCCGCAAGTCCCATTACGCCTACCACACAACCAAAATACGATTCACACACAAACACCAACCACATGATAGACACCAGTATGAAGATGTGGAGATAGTAAGCCATGTATCCTGCTTCTTCCCTGGTTCCCCATAATCGCGACCATAATTCGCAAAGATTTTCTATGATACGAGCACGATCGTTTTTGTTGATTTGAATACTCATAACATATTTACTAGAAAATTGATTTGTTTTGTCTACGACATCCGTTCACATCATAACAACTAAGAACAATGGTGAAAAACGCTGGAGGTAATAGAGGTAAAAAAATCGGACGCAAACACCTAGGAGGCCCGAAGGGCACTAGGACAAGAAGTGAAGACGGTGAAATATACGCTTGCGTTGTCAAGCTCTACGGTGGAGCCAACTGTGAGGTTCTATGCGAAGACGGCAAATCCAGGCTCTGTATTATCAGGAATAAGTTCAGAGGCCGAGGCAAGAGGGGTAATATCCTATCCCCAGGTGTATGGGTAATGGTCGGCGACCGCTCATGGGAAGGCACATCTGATGGTAAGTTAGAAAAATGCGACCTTCTCGAAGTATATAACGAGGCCGACAAAAAGAAACTCCGCTCTGACGATCCATCCGGAAAATGGGACGTCCTCGACACCGCCGATCCTGAAAAAGCCGGTCTTAATACTACTACGACCGACGACTTCGAGTTCGATACTTCTGTCGATAAAACAGACGCGGAACTTGCGCTTGAAGCCGAACTTGCAGCTGAGGCTAGCGGTAAGATCAAGAATAACGCTCAGTCTGTCACGTCTCAATTCGGTGAAATCATAGACATTGATGACATCTAATCTAATTCACAAAAATATAGAAAAAGGCTCACGCCATCTTTTCTCTTATGATACGCATGCTGGCATCATAAGATAAGTTTTCTAATACGCATTACGTATGCAAATGATTATATAGTCAGTTTATTTTGATGGTCTTGCCATCGGTGGCTGCGATACTCGACACTGACAAACAGCTCGCCCTCACCATCTAGCATAGATGTGATTTCTTTAAATAATTTCTCTTCTTTTGTTCAAGGTCTCGCTGGGAGTCGAACCCAGATTGGAGGAATCAGAACCCTCAGTGATAACCGTTACACTACGAGACCACATACTTGAGGAGGATGCCCTTTATGTTGGTTTAAATCAGAACTATATATAATGAACGATAATAAGGTTGTATTTACCGTTGGTCGGATGAACCCTCCTACACCCGGCCACGTTTTGATCGCACAAGAGGTGTTAAATAAGGCCAAACTAGAAAACGCTCTCCCTAGAATATATCTCTCTTCTACCACAAACGACGTCGAAGATATCTCCACACAACGTGGTCTAAGCGTCTCCGAAATCACGTCTAATCCGACCACAAGGTTCTCCCTTAGATCTTCTCCAGGCACTGTCGCTCCTGCTTACGTTAAAGACTCGAAGTTCCAGAATCCACTTACCCCTGCTGAGAAAAAACAGTTTCTTATCGATATGCTCGTCAACCGGGCACAGGCTACCTCTCAAGATCTCGATGACTATAGACGTCGTTTGCAAGACATTGTTACTACAGACTGCAATGGCTTGTTCAAGGCTTTCCGATGTGCAGAATCACTGCAATCTCCCGACAGTCCTATGGACGCCGATCTATCCAAGATCACTTGGGTACTGGGTAAGGAGCTAGACGCAGCTGAGGCAGTCTCTCGTGAAAAAAATTGTGCTTCCGGTACAACTCCTCCTGGTTTCACCGACGATGGCAGACCGCTATTTGATTGCCACTTCCTAGTGCGAGACCCTGATACGACAGGCAAAGGACCAGAGTCTTATTCAGGTAGTAGGATTAGACTCCTTGCAGGCTGCAAAAACGCCGACTTTGAAGAGTTCGCCACCGCCTACAATGGCTATCTCACTCGTTCTCAGGCAGCTACGTTGTTTGATCGATTAAGGCAGGGTATGTGTATATTGGATCATGATTCTAGTCCTAGTAATGGTATCAAACGCGGCAGCCCTTCAGGGAGCCCAACCGGAGTCAAAAGAATTAAGCCTGCATTGGGTGGCCGGAGATCTAAGAACAAGAAGACTGCTAAGAAAACTGCGAAGAAGACCAAGAAAAAGAACAACAAGAAGAACAACAAGAAGAACAACAAGAAGAAGAGCAAGAAGACGGTTAAGAAGACTGCTAAGAAGACTGCTAAGAAGACCAAGAACTCTCGTCGTTAGATCACCCATTCATCTACTATCTGCTTCCTTATATCACCTAAGCACGACATCACACACTCACTTCCTTCCTCGAGGCATGCACTGCGACTCTTTAATTTTGTTGACTCCTTTCGCTCATTGTATGCTGATTCGATCTCCCAAATCAACCTCTTCACACGAGACGGTGCTATCGATGTTTCATTCGATATCATCATCACTATCTTTGGAAATGGATGGAAGTCTATCGCCGCATTCAGAATCGGTATCCTTTGGGCGACCAGATCGATTCTTATTCCCGGATTCAAAGATATGTTCAGATCGGCTACTTCCCAGGGCGCTCTTGTGTAGTACGACGTCGCGTCTCTAAGAAGCTGTATGTCCCCTTTCATTCCGCCATACCTCGTCCGATGGAACAACGCCAGGATCTCGCTTCTACTTCCGTGTTCGATTCGTTCGATCTCTGGTCTGTAGGCAGGCTCTATCCGCCTATGATTGTAAAATGTGTTTACATGACACAAGCACATGGTATAGCCCACCAAGAACACTACATCTTGTTTCGTCAACGGCCGCGCCTTTGATGCCATCATTAGCCAGGTCAACACGCTAAAGCCTCTCGTTAGACATACGTCTTCTACTGCAATCACACCCAACCGCCTGAGTATCTGGTCCGGGTCGAGAGTCAGAAGAGCTAGTACTCCCTCTCTAGCAGACAGATAGTCTTTCCTCCTAATAGCTTTCTGTACATGGGACTTGAGGAGAGGAACCGAACATCTCTTCTTCATTACTCTAGGCTTCCATGGTCTCATATCTGTGTCGGATTTTATCCACATCCTGATGCTATCTGATGTACACACCATGCAGTACTTTTTTCTCTGCTCGTCCGTCATGTTCACAAACTCCGCATGTAAGATATCCGGGTCATAAATGAAGTCTGCCAGACCCCTGCTCGTTACTGCCCATCCCTCTAGCTGCCCTAGTGTTGTTTGTCTCATCTTTACGTGTATGTAATACGTATTCTCGGTGACGAATAAGTCAATTTTGTTCGAAATATTCTCATCATGTATTGTCATATGGAAATCGTGCGAAAACTCTCTGGCTTACCACATATACAGCGACTTATCATTATGGATGCCATCGTCCTAGGCCGCGACGTTAATGGATGGCGCAAAGTCCATGATGAAATCACCATGAAACACCCTGTCGCACCCGGCGGACCTCGCGGTCTATTCCTACGAATCACTACCGGTATAATACCTCACAATATGCACTTCTATGCCATCACACGGACAAGCGCATTCTTCAGTCAAGGAAGAAGGATATACAATTGGACAAAACAAAATATTCCTTCTTGTGGCGACTCTGCGTCGTGGGTCTACGGTCAATCGTATAGTCTTTCCGATCTAGATCGATCTATGACATGAAATAAGCTAGAGAACATCTCTCTTGTTATAGTAGCTACTAATGAGTCGTTGGGAATCCTTCTATGACTCTGCGTGTCGTACCGCAACAGAATATGAGTCACTCTTCCATGCTCTCGGTGAGATGAAAACTCCTTCAAAGATAGGCTTTGATGAAAGTGGCAATATATGCCTATGCTCTCCATACTACTTCGTTTCCGCCATAGAGAGATTTTACTATGGTCAATCACGTCAGGACATGCGTGATAAAATGGACATCGCTTTGTCTGGTTACGGACAATTCTTTACGCGGATCCAGGGCCTTTCTTCCGACACCGCACTTACACATCTACAGCGCAAACAGACTGATACACTTATAAGGCGCAATAAAGGCCTTATAACTTTATGGGTCGCTGGGTTATCCAAACTTGCTTCTACTTACGTAGGCGATCCAATCACAACGGAGTTCCTATCGGATTGCATCTCATACCTCGACAATCTGTATCATGATGGGAACACAAGATCACGTACAAGTGTCTCTGATGGAAAAAAATAACGACCATGTCGATTTCTGCATAATGTGGTTGCGCTTATTACTTAACAGGGTGGTTAGGTACTTGCGATAGGATTCTCTTCCCAGGCTGTCGGCACAACACCCTCGTTGTTTAGCATATATTCACAATACCTTAGCGCACATGCCGCGCTACATCCACTATGACCCGCTTTCACTACCTCTGGCAGTGCCATTATCTCCATCACTTCGGGTGCCGTCGAGAACATAAATCCTCCGTCGCGATCGCCGAATCTCTTTACAAAGTTCACCAGATGTGGATACTTCTTTATTGCCGATAACATCTCCTTGTTCTGCTGTTCGTAGTGGTCAGTCATTTCTCGTTATTGCATAAGCAATCTCGTTTCTAAGTCATTTCAATTTTGTCTATCATACAATAGAGAATAAATGGCCTATCCTATCACTAGATCCAGATACAGACTCAGATGCGATTGTGGGTGCCAAAGCTTCATAGAAAAAGGTGAATCTGTTTCGAAAGGAAGGGTCATTAGACCACTGAGATTCGGTAGAACACAAAACACATGGTTTAGGGATTCATGCATTCAGTATAACAACATTCTCGACGCGCTGGTCTGGGGATGAACCAGGATATGATACGATCGATACACACATATGATCATATCATCCAAACACCACGTAAATATATTGTGCTCACTCTTTATAAAAGATGAGCAAGGGACTTATGTGTCAGGTGAAAATAAGGAACCTCGAGAAAAACATCGTGTCATTGCTCGATAAAGTACACGGTTCTACTGATACTCCTCACAGAGCCGATCTCGATTTCAACGAGACTAGACGCAAGAGAAAGCCTGACGGCTTCTACTTCTTCACGGTACATGAATCCGGTAACGAAAGTCACGGTATCATTATCGAGAAAAAGACTGTTCGAAACAAGCCTAGCTTCTTTCTTTTCGATCCTAACGGAAAACACTGGGCAAACCACACTGCTTATCATGTCATGATCTCACATGATGGTAAGTCTGTGGAACCGTCCATATCAATCTCTCCCGACAATTCCTGGAACCCTATGGGCTATTGCGGTCTATGGTGCATTGTCGTAGCAGTGTTCCTCAGCAATGTCAGTTCCTCACGAGATGATAAAAGAGCGTTCCCTAACACTGCGATCGATAAGTTCTATTCTTATATGGACACACACGGCACCGAGTTCATTGAAGACATATATCAAAACATGGTGTTACGGTATCGCGGCGAATATAATTCAATATCCGAATGTCGTATATTCATAGACGCTGTTGTAGGCAAGATTTTATTGGCGCTGTCATGATTTCATCATGATCTTCTTTTTATCGACAACGAATGACTCACCTGTATCGCTTTCGTAATGCCCGTTAGGATCGAAATGCAATCCCATGTTTGGGAATATCTCGCTACGAGTAAGTGTTCTATCGTCGGAGCTACGGCACCTGATACAACAGTCTATTCCTTTTCCTTGCGAAGGGAAAGTGTCGGCGCAACAACATGATCTTGTATTGTATGACCAGTTGTTCCCATCGTCATTATTATTGGCTATGTAATCCCATTCGTAATAGTGCCTGTATATCGTCTTCTTTGGCTCACCACTTTTTATTATTATGTCTGCCCGAGCCATATAGAAATTAAACCAAATCTTCTTGGTGAGACAACTGCTTCTTGCCATGCTAACAATCCCGACAGTTGAAACCTGTGGAAAAAGCGCTAATGCGTCTAGTCCTCTCAATGGCCGCTTCAAAAGATCATAGCAGCAAGCAATGGTGCTGTCGCGATGCGATTCACCGAATGTTTCGTAATATGAGATGCCCTTGGAGTGTCCATATGCTACGATAGAGTCTGGATTGTCTTTCGCCACCTCGTACAACGTTTTGATCCCCCTGTACTCCCCACACCACGGGTCCGTGGAGGCGTCCCCCCTGAGTTCGCATTCGTCTCCTTTCCATGTTTTTGAATGACCCCTCATTTGTTCTTTCTTCGTATCATCCTCGTCCTGCTCGGGTGCGTCGCCGAACACATGGAAAATCATGGAAGGGAATTGCTTTGTCAGGACATCTTTCCCCTCCTCTAGATCTGAATTGAACCCGCGGCACTGCACCACTATGTGCACTTCTTGGTACAATTCGCGGATGTCTTCTATGGCACGGATCCATGACTTCCACTGCCTCTCCGGGTGGGCTAACAAAAAATACACCAATATTGGTTTTCCATTCTTCGCGAGGTTGTCTCTGAACTCGTCTTCCGTCGCGCTCGTAATGTCCATCCCCTTCACGAAAGCGTGCTCGGTCCCATTAGGCGACTTTATAACTTCAACACTGCACATCCTATACAACTATCCTATAAAACAATGCTTCACGAAACTCCGCAAAATTGAAATGATATTTACGCAGCAAGTATTCGTATCTAAAACAATATGTCTGTCACATCAAGTAAGCACAATAATCTTATATTCGCCTGGAGATTCCCGGTGATACGAACCGACCGATTCAACTTTGGCCCGCCAATGTACCTCCCACTCTGTGCCAAACTCCCTATCGTTGTATCTGCGGTCACGTCAGACGCGGAAGGCTCTTCACTTGGGCCAACAAAGATCTCACTTGGACCAGTATACCCGAGGTGTATCCCTGAGAAAAAATGGACTAGCTTGAACAATACGGAAAAAAAGGAATGGGTAGAAAATACCATGAACGAACTACCAGAGTGGGTTGTACCTTCCGAAAGATGATGTCGCCATACGGTCATCGTTCCTGGTCTATAATCGGTCAACAAAAATGAAACACAAACTTCTTTCTTTCTTATTCGGTAACTTAATTAGCTAAAATGAGACATCAACAGAGAAACTGTATTGTGAATAACTGTAACTGCGTATACAAGGAGCTCCTGGCATACTCAGATGCAACCCGCATCTATGGAGAGGCCTTACATCTGATGTTACCTCTCTACAAGCCTTGCTTCACCATAGTCTATCGTGTCATGATACTCCTAGGCAAGGCATGCAATCTATTGAACGTCAACACAAAGCTTAGACGGATCAACGCTATAAAAAAAGTTGTCAACTACATCATAAAACATAGAAATGTCATTAACGATTCCACTGGGGTTGAAGGTTTGCGCGGGGTTATGCTGCGTCCGTTGGGGACTTTACAGCGTAGTTGCACATCGATGTTAAGTGAAATCGAGGACACACGCAAACGGAGCACCGAACCCGAGCGCGAAGCAATGGACAAGTTAGACAAAAAACTTCACATCTTGACGGACTTCACGCGGGATTATAGGCAGTACGTGTATGTGACAGAAGACGTTATATCTAGCTTCATTGGTATCGGGCCATCTATGATAGTTAAACACTTCCTTTATGGAGACCGTTAATACAGCAATAGAGAGATAGAAAATTGGGACGTGATGGCTATCCCTTTTTCTACTCAATTTAAACAGAACATACCATTCCGTTTAGACGTATTATTGACAGCTTCAAGAGAAAAGGTCCGATTCAACCCAGTTTAGGTCGTTGGAACACGGTGGATAATGCCGAGGTTAAATCTGCTCTCGCCACATTGGATTCGTGTGGCGAGAGCTTATGTGGAGACGGACGAACGTCAAAGAAATTGATAGATAGGTACACAAAGCGTGCGACTGTAGTTGTGCCTGGGGATAAGAACAAATCGAAATCGAAATCGAAATCGAAATCGAAATCGAAATCGAAATAGTGTGCGGACTAAAAAGTCTGTACAGTGCCACCCAATAAGTATTCTAACCCTTTTAATCAATTTGTTTTATTGATTAGAAGACTAACAACCATTCAAATAGTGGAATTAATGCTAACTCGGAAATCGGTAGGATAATCGGAAACCGGTACAAAATAAGTATTTAACAACCAACCAACCAAATAATGAAAAGAATAAGTGTGCTAAGCCCCACACCTCGCTTAACACTGTGAAACACTCACTTCCGTCATATAACTCAAAACTTATACATCTCTCAGAGGTTTAATTTTGTTATATGATCGGTCTTTCAAATTATTGAAATATGTTTCTCCATTGCCACGCGGTCACAGTTTTACGACGTGTCCGGGTCGTTATGCTCAAGAGCGGGCTCGAACCGCTGACCTTCGGCTCATAAGACCGATGCTCTAACCTACTGAGCTACATGAGCATTGTAACCTACATCGTTCTATTTAAGCCATATTAGTACACTTTTTTAAGTTCTAACTGATCGCACTCGCTTTGTTGTATGCATCTACAAACATCGTAGTCGAAACAGTTGAAGGCAACATCGGCCTCAATCTCTCATACAAATACCCATGATCAATCGTCATCCTAGTAAAATCCAAAAATATAGTCGGAATGTCGCACTCCACCATCGTCAACATGTAACTCGCCAAAGCACACTTGTCTAATCGCTCTTGCTCTTCCTCTGTCCTAGCCCCTCGACATAATCCTCCTCGACATACTCCATTACGCCCTGCATTCTCATGCTGTCGCGATAACTTCGCACGGGATCGTGATGCATCGCCATAGTCCCTTATCGGTATCACCACCCACTCTATTTTTAGATTCGGATTCCTCGCACCTGTTCTTAACGCCTCCAGAAAATATGGGTTCTTCACTATCCTATGTGGCCAATTGAAATTGCTCTCCAAACCAGAATTACATTCGCGATACACTCCTTCTATAGTCTCTTCGTTATATCCTGTATCCATACCTAGATGCGTAAATAATCGTACCAAAAATGTCGTTCCACACCTTCCAGTACCTGTTATGAACACACTCGCTTTCATATAACGGATATCCACACTTATTTATGATACCATCAACGCATTTACATTACATGTTACCACCAACGCATTTACATTACATCTTACCACATACCATACACTCTACACACTTACATTACACATTCTTCTTCCTTTCAGACTCTTATACAATCACTTCAAGAGAGATATTACTCTATAATCGTGACATTCTATACTAACTCGGAAATCGGTAGGATAACCCTTTATCGGTATCATTCGAATACTTATGTCACCATACATTAATGGACAATATCAACGTACGTCACGTTCTATTCAATCTATATACATGGGGTCTTATACTCATCGACCCTACTATACACACATGCAGCTCCCTCTCCGGACTATCTATAAACGTCGCACACCAATACATCTGCTCTGCTGTTATCTTACTTGGTCCACTATATAATCTATATCTCTACAACATCCTTCTTATCATCCTCGTATGGATCGGGTGGCAAATATTCGGTAGTTGTCTTGTAACCGTCATCACTAATAGGTTATGTGGTGACTACGATCTTCTTCCATTCCACAACATCGCTTTCTACATCAAAACTATTCTCACACCATATGTCGGCCTTGATCTCACAGACAATCTACATGCTGGTATGATCGACTACCCTATATTATACTCTGTCATCATATACAACCTTTTCATGTTGTACAGAACATACCGTAAACACTAACACACTATCACCTCCTTCATATAACATTCTATCCAAATCAAAAATCTTCCCAAGAGAGATAATACACTACAATCTACACCTTTTTTGCTAACTCGGAAATCGGTAGGATAACCCTTTATCGGTATCTTTTCACTTCTTATAAGCATTTGAATCCCATAACCATAAAAAAAGCCTGGTTGGCCCCTTTTTGTTGTTATACTATCAATCCGCTCTACATAGCGGACATGTCCTGTCTCTCTTGAACCACTTCCCCAGACAATCTCTATGGAAGTAGTGCTTGCACTCTAAATGATGACATGTATTCTTGTGCTGTGCCTCTAAACAGATTGCACATACCTCCTCCATCTCCTCTCCGTTACAACCCTCTGTCTCTCCTTCTATCGCTCTCATCTGGAGACGTTTCGACTGCTGTAGGTCTCGCGTATACATATCCATTGTTCGAGTAAACGCATCACCATCGAAAGACTCCATCCTGAAACTAAACACGTCCGTCCCATTCTCCTGACCTATACGATGACATCTTGCAACCGCCTGGTCCTCTATCGCTGGGTTCCAATCAGGTGACACGAAATATACCTCGCTGAAACGTTGCAGGTTTAGACCCTCACAACCTGTCTTTATCTGCAGTACTATCGCATCCAAACTCGAATCCGTCAGCATCTCTGATCTAGCACTCTGACTTGTCTTTCCATCAAATCTTCCTACATTCATTCCACTTGAACGCATTGCCGACACTAGAGAATCCATCTCGCCCAAGTAATGACAGAACACTAATTTGCCTCTACCATTATCCATTCGACCTAAGATTGTCTCTTTCACTTTATCCAACTTACTCTGGTATTTCAAAGCTGACTCTATGAACTCTGAGTCATCCAATATACCCAATTCCTTCAACGCTTTCACTGAGTTCGCTAGCAGATCCATGTTGATACATGCCTGTCGTGCTCTCTGCAACATCGCAAAGTGATGAATACCTAGTGACTTGAAACTATTCTCCTCTCGTATCGCCACCTTACTGAACTCGAGGTGTGCATGGATGTCTGATGCTAAGGTCTTCTCTTCTGGCGATCCCCACTCTACGTTCACTACATGCTTCGTCAGCTCTGGTAATATCAATCCCACATCCGCCTTTGTCCTCTTCAATATCAACTCTCTTGCAATATCACCCACATTTTCTCTCTTTGTATAGAACTCTCGAGAGAGACCAAGTACCGAACACAGTCCATAGAAGTCACTTATACCATTCTGGATTGGGGTACCTGTTACCAACCATTTATGTTTTGCTCTTACCACACATCCTGCCTTATGGACTCGTGTGTTTCGGTTACGCATATGATGCGCTTCATCGAATATCACACGATCCCACTCGATTGACATCAGCTCTCCGAACACCAGCGGTGCTCCCTTCCTTGCCTTCTCTTTCAGTTGAGACAATGTGCCATATGTTGTTAACACGATTGGTGCTCTCGATACCTTCTCCATATCTGGTTTCTTTCCATGATACACTACACATTCGTGTCCCAATGTATTATAGATCACCGATTCCCATTGCTCCAACAATGCTCTTGGTACTACTATCAGAGTTCGTCTTACAAACCTACATAGTATCAACCCTATCATCTGTGATGTCTTTCCTAGTCCCATCTCATCCGCCAGGATCCCACCCCTTACTACTATGTTGTCCATCCGACGACCTTCCCCTTCTATACCCACACACCATTTTACACCTTCCATCTGGTACTCCTTCCGTTCCAGATGGTTTCGCACTATATAATCGTTGAACCGTTTCATCTTGTTTCAATTTAAGTATTTGAATCTTATTCTCTTTTATGCATTCTGCTCTTTTCTGTTTACCCACTGCAATTTTCTGATTACCGGAAATCGGTAACTTATTCTGTTATCGGTAACAAAAAAAAGGGACCCGAAGGCCGTCTTTTTTTGGATTTTTGTTTTTTGTATTCGCATATAATCTTTTACTTACCTAAGCCTCCTCCTCCTCGTCACTATTCTCATCCAACTCCACCATCTTGGTTCCATCCCAGCGCCCCACCGGCTCCTGACTCTCCATATCGTACATGACACCATCCTCATCTTTCAGGTACGTCACTCCGTTATGTTCGAACTTCACCACTGGAGTCGCCTCTTCATCGACCTCTTCCTCCTCTAGCTCTAGTTCTTCAACCTTCGCTTGGAGTTCAGCCACGACATCATCCGTCACCTCAGTCTTGGGAGCTTCCACCGCCTTTTTTGCTTTTTGAGTGGCTTTCTTGGCGGCTTCCTTCTCCTCCTTGGCCTTCACCTTGGCGGCTTCCTTCTCCTCCTTTGCCTTCAGCTTGGCTGCCTCTTTCTCCTCCTTCGCCTTCACCTTAGCGGCTTCCTTCTCCTCCTTTGCCTTCAGCTTGGCTGCCTCCTTCTCCTCCTTGCTGACAGTCACCTTCTTAGTGGGTTTGACTTGTTCAACTACGGATTCAGCATCGGACTCCTCGACAGATCCTGCGACAGATTCTTCGTCTCCGGTTTCTTCAGCTTTTGCTTGGGCTACCAATTGAGCAATAAGGTCATCGCCAGTTCCGCCGGTTTCGACACCTTTGTTCTTTGCAGGTCTGCCTCTTTTCTTATCAGCTGCCTTCGATTTCTTCGATTTCTTCGCTTCCACTTCGAACTGTTCATCCGCGATAACCCAACCCAACTTGGTGGCTTCTGCGACTGCGTCATCCTTCGAGATTGAGTTCTTCAGCATGTACGATGCGTATCGAATTGGACTCTTTCCCTTTGGGTCGCACCATTCTGGGTTATCGACACGATCAGTGATTAGACCGTAGTTTGGTTTACCATGATCGTTCTTTTCGCACTGTTTCACGCATGCACCGCATAGACCTGATTCTCCTGCTGGTTTCAGGCATTGCGTGTACAGTCTGCTTGAAAGGCACACTCCATTACAGCGTCCTTCTAGCAGAGCGTTACAGAATGGCAGTTGAACCAATGGCTTCGTGAACTTTGCCTTCTTGCTCTTTTTTTCTTTCTTTTTCGAAGCTCCTACCTCAAACTTTACACCCAACAACCCTAACGCTTCTTCCTTGTCGAAGCTATACTCCTTCGACAACTTATCTACACACACCGACACCAACTCCTCCTCCATTAAACGTCTCATTCCCTCCCACATACTCCCCTCCATTGTTACTTTCACTTCGCTTGTCATTTTAATGTTGATTGCTCGCGCTTTTATTCCTTTGATACTTTTACTCTTTTTACTAATACTTAACTTCAATTTTCTTGAC